CCACCAGGGCAATCGCTGGGACGAGCACCGGACGCACCAAGAGGGAAGGGGCCGATGGCCAAGCGCCGAGCGAAGAGCAAAGGGGCCGCAGGCTCACCAGGAGCTCCCCAGGCGGCGCCGAGCGAAGAGGCGAAGGCGCGACAGCTCTCCGGCTACGCGAAGCGCCGGCAGCGAAAGCAGCGCGAAGAGGACGAGCGGCGGGCCCGCGGGATCAACGCGGAGAACCGGGCCAAGAAAGCCGGCCCACCCCCCGCCCGCGCAGTGCGGCGCGCGACCTGGGCGACCGGCATCCTCGCCGACCTCCTTTTCGAGACGATCAGCGACAACACGCTGACCGCGCCGGAAGTTCGCAAGCAGGCGACCGACATCGCATCGCGGCTGCTACGGGACGGCACCCAAAAGGCCATCTACGAGGAGACGATCGCCGACCTCGAGGAGCGCCTCGGGATCCGACCCCCGGAACATGCCGACCCCGCCGACGAACAAGAACCTCCAGAGACCAGGAGCACGCCTCTCCGCGCTGGTGCAGGCGGCCCAGGCGCGGGACGAGAAGGAAACGATCGACCTCCGGCTGATCTTTCGCCGGAAGAAGACGGGCGAGATCCTTCTTGATGTCGGGGGTCGCTGGGAGACCCACGCGAAGTGCTACATCGACACCCCGGCCGATCCGGCGCTCGCCCACATCGTGTGGATCAACGAGGCGCAGCTGCAGGTCGTGGCGCGCTTCCGGATCTGGCTCGAGGCTCGGCTCGCCGGCAAGGTGCGGCGGCTGATCCTGTACGCCGGCGGCAAGCGCGGCGGCGGCAAATCGTGGATCATGACCGCGCTACTCTGCGCGGCGGCGATCGCCATCCCGGGCGCGATCGTCTTCATGGTCTCGCCGAACCTCGACAAGCGCGACGAGATCGAGCGGTACGTGCGGGTCAGCACCCCGGGACCCTGGCGGACCTACCTCGAGCGGAAGCTTCAATTCACCCTGATCAACGGGTCGATCCTCAAGAACGTGTCCGGCGACGTGGCGACGGCGGTCAAGCGCGGCGACGCGGAGATCGTCTTCCTGAACGACGCGCAGGACATGAGCAAGACGGTCTACTCGCTGGGGCTGGGCGCGCTGCGGACCGGCGGCTTCATGCTGGTCGCCGCGAACCCCCCCGAGACGCTGCGCGCCGAGTGGGTCGGCAAGCTGAAGGAGAAGATCGAGGAGAAGGCGATCGACGGCGACTTCGTCGAGGTCGACCCCGATCAGAACGAGAACGTCGATCAGGTCACGCTCGGTCAGATCGCCGAGGCCATCCGCGCGATCGACCCTCGAGCGGCGGCTGCAAATAGTGATGGGCTTTGGCTCCCGGTCGGAGAGCGCGCCTACGACCACTTTTCAAAGCGGAACCTGGTCGAGCTCTCGGACATCACCCACGCCGACGTGACCGCGGCGTTCATGAAAAAGCGCGCCTACCGGCCTTTCCCGCAGGCCGGCGGCGTCGACTTCAACGGCGCGCCGCACCACGCCGGCGTGATCGCGAAGCTCTTCGGGGCGCTCGAGGAGCCGACCGTTCATGTGATCGACGAGGTCTTCGCCGAGCAGGCCTTCGAAGACGACTTTCTCGACGAGGTCGACGAGCTCGGGTATCGGCCGGAGGATCTGCACTGGACCGGCGACGCCTCGGGTCAGTGGCAGGACGGGAAGCACAGCCATTCCGGCGGCGGCGCGAGCTTCGACATCTTCAAGCGCCGGCGATGGCGCATCGGCCCACCGGTGGTGAAGAAGACCGAGCGGGGCGAGTTTTCGAAGAACCCGAAGATCAACGATCGCCTGGCGCTGGTGAACAAGTTCCTCGGAACCGGCCGGCTGCTGATCGACCCGAAGCGATGCCCCCGGCTCGCCGTGGCGCTGAAGGAGTGTCCGCTCGCGGTCGGGAAGTTCGACGTCAAGAAGCCCTACGGGGTCTATTCGCACGTTACCGACGCGCTCGGCTACCTGATCTATTACCTGTTTCCGCCGAAGCGCGGGAACGTCGCACCGCCGAAGCGGGGCGCGCTCGTTGCGGTCGACACCGGGCCGCAGGGGTTGCGGATCCTGTAGAGAGGTCACCCGTTTATGGCGAGCTTCACCGAGCGATTCTCGAGTGTGCTCGCCGGCGCGCGCCAGCGCGTCGAGGCGGTCGCGCGCGCGATGCGCGGACCCGAGACTTCGAACGTCGTCCGGGTCGCCGGTATCCCGCCCTACGCGCTCCCCCCGCCGGACGCGCGCACCCGGCAGATCATGACGTCGTGGGAGGCCTATAGCGGCCGACTCGCTCCGTCGGCGGGCCCGACCCGCACCCGTTGGGCGCTTTGGCCCGGCGACAACCTCACCCCGGATGCGATCATTTCCGCGCAGCGATCGGCCGTGACCTCCGGCCTCCCGCTCGAGTGGATGGAGCTGATCGACCAAGTCTATAGCCGCGACGGACACTATTCGTCGGTGACCGACCAGCGCGTCGAGGACGTGATCAAGGGATCATGGCGCCTCACTCGCGCGGCGCCGGACGATGCCGGGACCGTGGCGCGCAACTTCGCCGCCGAGGCCTACACCAGCTGCGCGCGCTGGCGCGACGGCCTCGGGTGGCTGCTGCTCTCGAATCTCTACGGCTACAACGCGGTAGAGGTCGAGTGGGCGATGACCCGGATCACCTTCCCGGGCCCGAAGGGCGAGACGATCGGGCCGGTGACCGTCGCGCTACCGCGGCGGCTGCACAACGTGCACCCGAAGCATTTCCGGTTCGATCTCGGGTCGGACGATCCGCTCTTCTACATCGGCAACAGCTACCAACCGCTCCCGATCGGGAAGTTCATCTTCCTGGACGGCGCCGGCCTGCACCCGATCAAGATCCGCCGCGGCAATTCTTGGCAGTGCGTTTGGTACAGCCTTTTCCGCTCGCTGAGCTGGGCGGCCTGGTCGGTGCACGTCGAGCGCTTCTCGCTCCCGGTCCCCCTGATCGAGTACGACGGCGACGTCGCGCAGTATCAGGAATACAAGGACTCTTACCTCGACATTTTAAATTCGCTGGGGTCGGGCAAGGGCGCGATCATCCCGAAAGAGGGCGCCGAGTTCACGATCAAGGATCCGCCGCAGGGCGGCCGCAGCAACGATCCGGCCTCGGCTCTTTCCGACGCCTGCGACGCGGGCCAGTCGATCCGGGTGCTCGGCGCGACCCTCACGGCGAAGATCGGCAACGTCGGCAGCTTCGCGGCCTCGAGCACGCACGCCGAGGTGAAATACGCGAAAGAGGAGAACGACGCCGGCCGGCTGTGGGAGCGGATCGACGAGCAGCTGACCGAGCCGATGATCATCTTCAACGCCGAGGCGATCTCGCGCGCGTTGTCGGAGCACGGCTACAACATCACCCCGGAGATGCTGTGTCGGCGCATCCCGAAGGGGAAACATCGGGTCCCCCGTGAAAGCGACCCGATTACCGAAATGCAGATCGCGGACATCGCGGTCAACAAGCTCTCGCTCCCCCTCTCCGAGGAAGGGATGCTCGACCGGATCGACTTCCCGCGCGCGACGAGCGTCGAGGATCGCGTGAAGGGCGAGCCGCAACCGATCCCGGCCGGCGGCGCGCTGATCCCGAACGCGAAAGCCGCAGAAGAGGGCGGCGTCAAGGTCCCGGACAAGCCCCCGGAGGGCGCGGCCGGAAAGGGCTCGGGTGGTGAAGGCGGTAGCGGCCCAAAAGGGCCGACGCCGGCGGCGCCGGCTAAGCTCGACGCGCTGACCGACGCGATCGCGATCCTGGTCGCCGAGGCGGAGCGCGGCGACGTTGTCGCGGCGCCGATCGCGATGGACCACGCGACCCAACCGCGCGACGCGAAGGGTCGGTTCGCCGCGGTCGCCGGCGCGAAGGCGACGGTCGCGCAGCACATCGCCGCTCACCTCACCTCGCAGGGTCAGCATGCGGAGGCGAAGGGCTCGACGATCCATCTGAAGGGCGGCGGCACCATCGAGATCGGGAACAAGGGCGATCGGACGTACAACAGCACCCGGGCGAAGGTGCAGCACGCGGTCGAGCAGCATCTGAAGGAGCACGCCGACAAATCGGTGCGCGACTGGGCGGCGAAGACCCAACCGGCGCCCCCGCCACCACCAGCGCCGCGGAAGCAGGATCCGAAAAAGGTCGCGGCTCGAGCGGCGAAGCTCGAGGCGAAGGAGAAGGCGCGCGCCGCTCGCAAGCAGGAGCGGACCGAGCTCGCCGCGACGCGCAAGCAGGCGGCCGCGGAGAAGACGCAGGCGCTCGAGGCGAAGCGCGCCAGCAAGGCGGCCGCGGTCAAGGCGCTCGGCGCCCCGCTGCACCCGGACGGAAAGATCGACGCGACGAAGGTCCCGGGCGCCCCCGGGACGCGCGGCGGCTACAAGATCGCGACGAGCTTCGACCCGGAAAACTCCTACAAGGGGCGATCGTTCTTCGCGGCGAGCGTCGCCGACCAGGCGGCGGAGTTCCTCGGGTCCCCGGCGCGCGGCGGCGGCATCAACGAGCACATCCTGACCGGGACCATGGGCGCCGGCGGCGCGAAGGTCCGGGACACCGGCGGCACGTTCGACGCGGTCAGCGAGAAGTACGGGAAGCGGGTCGAGACCTTCGAGCAGGCGTTCGAGCTCCTCTCGCGCGGCGACAAGCCGATGCGCAACGGTAAACGCGACTGGCGCGGCTTCGACATCGCGACCCTTCGGGAATGCCAGGGCTTCGAACGGGTCGAGCTCCCCCAATGGGTGCACGAGGCCGACAACGATCGGAAGGTGCGCGACGAAATGGCCGGCTACTACGCCGATCAGGACGCCGGCACCCATGAAACCGAGTACACCCCGCCGGAGGGCGAACCGGAATACGGCCACCACCAGGCACACGCCGGCGAGGATGTTTCGGAGGTCCCCTTCTAATTTTACTTGCGCTCTTGCACCAACGCGCAGAAGGTGGATCGCATGAGACCGAACCTCAAGCTCTCCCGGGTGACCGCGAACGACCTCGACGGCGCCGGCGCTTTCGCGATCGCGATGACCCGCATGCGCGACGAGCTATCGCAGCAGCTGCTCGGAAGCAAGACGGTGCGGCCGTTCCTTTTCGTGATCACCCCGGACGATGGCGCCTATGGCGCGCCGGCCTGGACCGACCCGGGCCCCGGAGTGGTCCACATCGCGCGCGACACCCTGGTCGGGCTGCAGCGCGGCGACCTCTCGGCGATCGCGGCGCTCGGTCACCAACTGATCCATGCGATCGGCGACGGTCCGGCCTTCCCGGACGTCGACGCGCAGTTCCTCGAGGAGGCGATCACCGAGACCCTGCTGCAGGCCTTTCTCGCGGCCTTCGCCGAGGCCTTCGACGCGAACCTGCGCGAGGTCGCGGTGCTCGGTCCGCTGCTGCGGCCGCTCCCGGAGCTCGGCGACCTCGAGGTCGCGCGGATCACTGCGACGTCGGTCAGTGTCGAGCGCTTCGCGCGGATCGCGGCGTGGGTCGGAGGCTTCGACGGCGAAGCGAGCGCCGACGAGCTCGAGGAGATCGCGATCTGGTGGGCGCTGCGGCTGAAGGTGCTTCATGCGGCCGACCGCTTCGCGGCGCTCGCCGAGGCCGGCGCCTCGCAGAATACCCGGGTCCCGGAGGAGATCCCGGATGCGGCGCTCTGGCTCGAGAACTACCTCCGCGGCTACATGAAGACCCTAGAGCGGAGCCGGGTCGGCTTCGCCGGCCTGGAGTACGCCGGCGATCGGGCCTTCGGCGATGAATCGAAGCGACCGGTCCCCCAGGATCGGCCGGCGAGCTCGGCGGACCTGAAGTTGATCGAGAGCATCGAGGCGGTAACGCTGCGGCCGCTCCCACACCCGGGAGAGGTCAACGCGGCGCTGCAGGCGGCGGAGGCCTCGCCGGCGGTTGACGAAGCTGCGCACCGCTCGCTCGACGTCCGCATGCTGCTGTGGGCGGCCCGCACCATCGCGCAGCAACCGCAACACCAGTAGCACCCGACACCACCAGGAACCGCTACCGGCAGGTCGCCGGGGGCGAAGCAGGAACGACCACGAGCCGCGGCGAGCGGACGAAAGGGATCCCCATGTTCGACAAGCGCAATCAACCGATCTTCCGTACCGCCTACGCCTTCGCGGCCGCGATCGTCTCCTCGACCGTTTGCCCGATCGTCGCCGGCGATTGCGGCCTGTGGGAGAACGAAGGGGTCCCGACCTGGCGCTACGCCGACGGCTCCGACGTCGTGCTCGGCGCGAAGGCCTCGACCGCGTTCTTCGTCGCGATCGCGAAGACCTCGGGTGCGCTCGCCGGCGCGCCGGTCTATGCCAATGGGACCGCGGGCGTCGGCGCGACCCTCACCAAGGGCACCAACGGCGCGATCGGCGCGATCGGCGGCATCACGCCGACGCTCGGTCAGATCGTGCTCGTCGATCAGCAGGTCTCGACCTTTCAGAACGGCCTCTATTTCGTCTCCGACGTCGGCGTGAACGGCGGCGGCGGCCGCCCGTGGGTGCTGACCCGCGTCCCGGGATTCGACGCGGTGATCGTCGACGGTGCGCAGGTCGCGGTACAGCAAGGCACCTTCGCCGATCAGATCTACGATCAGACCGCGACCGTCGTCACCATCGGGACCGATGCGGTCGCCTTCGCGCTCGCGGCGACGGCGGTCTCGCTCGCCGCGGTGCAGGCGGCGCTCGCGACCCAGGGGGCGATCGCCGACCCGGGCAACGGCGGCGCAATCCCGGTCACCAATTCGGGCGTTTGCAACCTCACCAGCGCCGGCGCCGAGACCCGGACCGTCGCGATCCCGGCTTTCGACAACGAGGATCTGACGATCTGCTTCGACACCAAGGTCGGCAACATCGTGATCACCGTCGCGTCGGCCTTCGACACCACCCCGCACACGATCATCACCATGAGCGCGGCCGGTCAGTACGTCGTGCTGAAGGCCTGCAGGATCGCCGGCGTCAAGGCCTGGCGCCTGGTGGTGAACGGCGGGACGGCGCTCTCCTAGCCGATGGTCCGCCGGGAATTCGCGGGGCTGCCGGTCGTGGTCGAGAACCCGGCCGGCAGCATCCGCCAATGGCACGATCGCGACGGGCGCGAAAGCGGCTCGGTCGAGATGCGCCACGACTATGGCTTCCTCGAGGGGCACACCGGCGCCGACGGCGAGGAGGTCGATTGCTACCTCGGGCCCGACGAGACCGCGAAATTCGCCCACGTTGTGCACCAGCTCGCCGCGCCGGACTTCAAGCGCTTTGACGAGGATAAGGTGATGCTCGGCTTCGCCGACGAGCAGAGCGCGAAAGCGGCCTATCTGGCGCACCGCAACGACGGCGATCGGGCCTACGGCGGCATGAGCACGATCCCGCTCGAGGCCTTCACGAAGAAGCTTCGCCGGCGAACCGGCGAGGGCAAGATCCGACACGAGAGGGACCAACCCATGCCGACCCCGTCGCTCTTCCGGATCGAGCATCGCGGATCGAAGTGGGTCGTCCTTCCCGAGACCGGCGACCGGGTGCTCGGCGAGCACGACACCGAAGAGGACGCGCAGAAGCAGCTCGCCGCGATCGAGGCCAGCAAGGCGAAGGCGGCGGAGCACGCCGCGGCTTTCGAGTGGGGCCCGACCGTTCTCTTCGAAGTCTCGCGCGGCTCGGATCAACGGGTGCGATCCGGCGTGTGGGATTTCCTTTGCGTCGAGGGCGCCGACTTCAAAGACAAGCAGTGGACGGAATTCTCGCCGGAGACCCTCGGCGAGATGATCCGCAACGCGGCGACGCGCGGCGACCCGATCCCCTACGACTGGAATCACCAGACCGCCTATAGCGCGATGAACGGGAAGCCGGCGCCGGCGCTGGCCTACGCTGGCGCCTGGGCGTGCGTGTGGGATGGGAAGATCGTCGAGCAGGGAACGGCGCGGGGCGTCAAGGTCGCTTCGTATGAAGGGCTCGACCTCTCGCGCAACGGGCTGTGGATCTACCGGAGCGAAGTGACCGACGGGAGCGCCGACTACCCGCTCGGTCAGCAGCTGCTACCCGGCTACAAGCTGCTTTCGCCGATGTTCGTCCGCAACGGGACGGACCGCACCGGGAACCCGGTCGGCTACTCGCTGATCGCCATCGGCTGCACCAACTCGCCCCACCAGGGCGGCACGGAATTGAACCTCGAGCGGGGGGGCGAGCCTCGCCCCGCTGCTGTACCTCCCCCAGCGATTTCACCGGCGCCGCGGGCGCCTTCACCCTCGACCACGGAGAACAAAATGAACCCGAAGATGCTCGCGGCTGCGAAGTTCGTCGGACTGGACGAGAAGGCGACCCCGGCCGAGATCCGGAAGGCCTTCAAGGCTCGCGCGGTGCAGGGCGCGATCCTGATGGACGTCGGCGCCTCGGCGATGGAAGCCGGCGACAGCGACGTGAAGCCCTTCGACTACGAGGGCATGGCGGCGAAGATGGAAGACGCGGCCAAGGTGTACGAGGACGCCCACTTCGAGCCGGACGCCGACGACAAGGGCGACGAGCACGTCAAGATGCGCGCCATGGCGGCGAAGTTCCGCCGCATGGCCAAGATGGCGGCCCCGGCGGTCAAGCCGGAGGGCGACGGCGAGATCGCTTCGATGGAAGCGGCGAAGGCCGACGAGAAGGCGACCAAGGAGATGGCCACCTTCGCCCGCTCGGTCGGGATCGACCCGGGCAACATGAGCCGCGCGCAGATGTTCGACGCGGTGCGCGCGAGTCACGTCCCGGTCGCGCGGATCCCGGAGCTCGTCGCCGAGACCGTGACCAAGCAGCTCGCCGCGGAGCGCGAGAAGGAGAGCGCGGCCGCGCGCAAGCAGGCCGGCGCGATCCTGATGTCGTCCGTCCGCAAGGACTACCCGGGCGACCGGGAAGCGCTGGCGCGCGAAGCGGAGCGCGACCCGGCCAACGCGGCGAAGCTCGCCGGCCCGTGGCTCGAGAAGACCGCCCCGGCGCACCTCTTCGAGCGCATGAGCTCGCAGGGCGGCGCGGTCGGCGGCGGCGAGGGCGGCAACGCCCGAAGCTTCGACCAGGTCCCGAAGATCCAGGTCCGCAAGACCCAGGCGGCGACCTTCATCGCGGCCGACGCCGCGATCGCCGACAAGGCGAAGGAGCTCGCGACCAGCAAGGATCCGGTGATCATGTCCCGGCTCGACGCGATGCTCCCCACCAAGAGCGATCGCACCAACCCGGCGATGCGCCTCCTGAAGGCGCAGCAGCTCGCCGCCGAGATGCACCCCGACCTCGCCGCGGCCGCCGAGGATGGCGAGCTCGCGATCTCCATGGGGCGCGGCATCTAGCACCCGCGCCTCGCCGGACCGCAACACCACCAGCACCCCCGACCACCCGAACGCATTCGATCGGCACCGATGAAGATCGGACGCCGGCAAAGGAGATCTCATGGCCATCGGACTTTTCCCCTTCTACGATCGCGTCACCCGTTCCAAGGCGCGAAACATCAAGACCGGCACCGCGCAGGGGCGCGGCGCGGTGATGATGATCGACGGGACCGACCCGGCGGACTGCAAGCAGTCGACCGGCGCCGGCGTGACCGGCCTGCTCGGCGTGGTCGCCGACGCGCAGGGCGACCCGAACAACTCCGGGATCTTCCCGAACGGCTCGATCGTCAACGTCGCCGAGGAAGGGACCGTTCCGGTGCTCTTCGACGCTGCGACCGTGATCACCCGCGGCGCGACGATCATTTCCGGCGCCACCGCCGGGACCGCGAAGGTGCTCGCCGCCGAGGGCAAGCCCTACGACGTGATCGGCTACGCCGAAGAGGCGAAGACGATCGGCGGCTCGCCCGACACCGCGGCCGTGCGCCTGAGCCTGCACCGCGTCGAGGCGTAGCAGCTCGAGCAGCACCCGAAGAGACCCATCACCGGATCCACACCGACGGCCCGCAATAGGGGTTTGCGCCCCGAAAGGAATGTTCCACTATGCCGCCTCTCTACCACGTCAAGCGCCGCCTCTCCGACGTTTCGACCGCGTTCCCCGCCGAGTTCGACCCGATCGGCCCGTGGTTCTTCGAAGAGAAGGCCACCGACTTCTTGTCCGATCAGTTCGCCCAGCACAGCAAGGCGAACGAGCTCGGGCTGCACGACGCGACCCCGGTCGGCGACGATGATCTGCCGCAGGAAGTGCAGGTCGTGTACGACGCGGATCAGAGCTTCACGATCCCGGTGTACGCGCTGAGCTCGCCGGGCAAGTGGCAGACCAGCAAGAACAGCGACCCCTCGCTGACCTACGAGCAGGAGCGGACCCTCGTTCTCACCTCGGCGATGCGCGTGCTCCTCGAGTACATCCGGGTGAACAAGCGCCTCCGCGACACCACCAAGATGACCACGAACAAGACCCTTCTCGCCGCCGAGCGCTTCGACAACTTCGGCAGCGGGCAGTCGCTCCCGGTGACCCTGCTGCAGAACTACGCCGACGGGATCGCCGACAACAATCAGGGGCGCCGGCCCAACCGGGCGGCGTGCGCGATCCAGACGGTGCGCGCGATCGCCGAGTCGGAGCAGTTCACCGACCTGGTCAAGCGGAACGTGATCGTCGACGCGGCCGACATCATGAAGCAACCGAACGGTCAGGTCCGCCTGATCGAGCAGCTGATCGGCCTCGCCCCGGGATGCCTCCGGGTGCACGATGCCACCTACAACGCCGGGACCCTGCTCGCCCCCAGCTACAAGAAGTTCATCGGGTCGGATTTCGTGATGGGCTACGTCGAGCCGCTCGGGATCCGCTCCTGGACGATGTCGGTCGGCTGGAAGTGGACGGGCGTCGGCGGCGACGAGAGCGCGATCGTCTCGGTCCCGCAGTTCACCCGCGGCTCGCTCCCGGTCGACGAGCTCCGGATCATCGCCCCGACCGAGCCGCAGATCATCAAGCCGGAGCTCGGCGTGCTGATCAAGGGCTGTGTCGACGTGAACAACGCCCAGTACGGCGGGAAGCTCGACTAACCTCGAGCCCCCGCTTCACCCCCGACGCTTCGAAAATCTCTCTCCCAGGAGAAAACCACCATGGCCGAGACTCGCCCCGTCAAAGACTACAGCACGACCAAAAACACCGTGATCCGGGTCGTTCGTCCCCGGAATCACCTCGGCGAATCGTTCGCCGGCGATCGAGTGAAGCTCGATCGCTCGGAGCTCGATCACCCGGCGGTCGCGGCCGCGCTGTGGACCGAAGAAGAGGAGAGGGCGGCCTTCGAAGAGCTCGAGAAGCGTCGGGCGGCGATGTTCCGCGAGCAGGTCTCGCCGATCTCGCGCACGGCCGATCGCCAGCTGGCCCAGGCGGTCGCCGCGCGCAAGGATCGGGACGAGAAGGAGCGCAAAACCGCGCCGGAGGGCTAGCCGATGGCGTGGGAAGCGACGCAGGTTGATCTCGAGGAAGCGGTCGGCGGCGCGAAGCGCCTCCTTCAGCTCGCCGATTTCGACCGGACCGGCAGCATCAACGATGCTGGGGTGCAGGCTCGGATCGCTTTGTGGCTGAGCATCGGCGCGGGAGTCGTGCGCCGGCGCTCGGCTGTGAAGCACGATCCGGAGGTGCTCGCCAACCTCGACGCCGAGAGCGCGCGCAGTCTCACCGAGGCGAACGCGGCGATCTCGGGTCGCGTCGCCTACCAGAAGGGAAGCTCCGGCCTGGCGATGCCGGAGAAGCTCGGCGACTCGGCGAAGCAGGCCGACGAGTTTCTCGCACGCCTCGCCGAGGGGAAAGAGACCCTCGGAAGAGCGGCCAACGGCTACCGGGCGGCGATCAATCAACCGACCGGGGTCGTTGACTACGATCCCCAGGGTCGCGCGGTGAGCATTACCGGCCTGAAGGGCGGCTTCCGGTAGGATGTTCTCCGTCGTCTGCAACATCGACGGCCTGGTGCGGAAGTTCGACACCCTCGCCGACTCGGCGGCCGACCTCGAGCGACCGCTGCGGATGTTTGGGAGCTACCTACGGAAGAAAGCGCTCGCGCGGTACAAGGCGCAAGACTTCCCAGGGCTGGCCACCTCGACGATCGAGAAGCGCGCGCAAAAGGGACTTCGGACCCTCGAGCGCAAGCTGAATCGCGATCTTCGGAAGGCGATCGGCCGGGCGCGGGTCGAGGACGCCCCGAAGGGGATCCTCGGTCGCCTCTTCGGGCGGAACATCCCCGATCCCGGCGCGCTCGAGACGCGCGGCGTGAAGAGCCGGATCGCCGTGCTCGCCGAGTTCCAAAAGCGCCACCGACCGCAGGGCGAGCTCGCCGCGCGAACCGGCCTCAAGCCGCTTTCGATCAAGCAACTGGCGAGCCTCGGGAACCGGGAAGATCGGGCAGTAGCGAAGGCGGTCGGCGGGCCCATTCTCGGGAGGTTGCCGCAGTCGCTGGTCGTCACGGTCGGCGAAGGGTCGGTCACCCTCGAGAGCCGGACCCACGAGAAGTGGACCGAGGCCCACAACAAGGGCGGCGCGGTCGGACATGGCGCGGTGCTACCGAAACGAGAGACGGTGAAGGTCGACGCGACCGACCTCGACGTGCTCGGCGAGATCCTGGTCGAGCATCACCTGTTGCTCGCCTTCACCCCCGAGGCAGCCTAGATGGACATCCGCACCGCGCAGACGGATCTCGAGAATGCGCTGCGCGATGCGATCCTGTACGCGCTGGCGATCCGGATCCCGCCGGTCGCCTCGGCGGCCGCGCTGCGGGCGTCGCCGACGCGCGGCGCCGGCTCGAGCACCCGCTCGGATGATGATCTGATCCAGATCATCCCAGGTCAGAACCTCGCCGCGGGCGATTCCTACCGATGGAGCGCGGTTTCGATCGCGGCCGACGATGGGCTGAACGTGATCAAGCCGGACGACGTCACCGGCAACGGGCGATGGCTGCTGTGGACCTCGCCGCTCCGGTTCGTTCCGGTCACCGGTGGGGATTCGTTCTACCTGCACGAGCTCGGATCGGGCCCGCTGGCCCGGGTCGAGATCCTCGACAAGAACTTCACCGACGAAGAGGTTCTAGCGCTGCTGACCGGGCAGGTCCCGGCGGTGATCATCGAGGCGACCGACGACGATCCGCAGGATGCGACCGAAAACGTCGGGATGCAGTGGCTCACGGCGTACCACTTCACCATTTCCGTGATCACCGAAAACTTGCGCGACCGGCGGCAAGCCGCACAGGGCGCCGAGGCCGACGGCGATCCCGACCCGCTCGGCGCGAACACGATCGACGGGATGATCAAGAGCCTGCTCGCCGGCTCGAGGCTGCACGCGGTGATCGGCGGCGTGCGCGCGGTGCGCCTGGGGCGCGGCCGCAATTCGATTTCCGACCTGGTCGAAAGGCGGGTCGTGCGCTCGCGCGAGTACACGATCCAGGTCACCGAAGACAACCCTTCGGCGCCGAACGACACCGGGCGGGCCCAACAGGGCGACTATCAACCGCAGATGACCGATCTCCACGATCAAAAGCTCTTCGACCCGCTGAACTTCATCGCCGCGGGTCTGAACGTGGGTCTCGGCGCCGGCCTGGTGAAGACGGTTGTCGGCGGCTCGGCGTGGGTGAACGGCTCGCTCGTGAATTTCACGGTCGCGCTTCACACCTTCGGGGCGAACCTCGACACCTACCGGGATCTGAACCCGGACGGGACGATGACCTTCGTCCCGGTCGAGCTCGGCGACACCCCGCCACCGGTGACGGTCGGGGCGCTCCGGATCGGCGTGACAACGACCGACGGGAGTAGCGTCCGCAGCGATCGCTACATCGCGACCACCAAGGAGAACTACGGGCCGGAGATCGTCGCCTTCACCGGCGGCGACCCGGACAACCGGGTCTATTGGGGGGTCCACACCGACCCGGGTGTGTACGATCAGACCTTCGTCGAGGTCACGATCGGCGGCCAGGGGTCGGCGGTCGCGACGTCGCGCCAGCGAACGGAATCGCTGAACGGGACGGCCGGCCTCTTTGATTGGTACTGGATCCCGACCTCCTTCGGGGGGAGCTCGGCGAACTTCGTCGACGAAAACGGGAACCCTCTCGACATGATCATCGCCGGAACGGTGTCGCGCGTGGAAGCAGGCGGCGCGACGGTTTCCTACACCGGCTGGCGTTCAACTCAATCCGGCCTCGGCGCCCATTCGATGGTCGTCACCTAGGAGCAACCATGATCGGACTTCCGGCAGCTGGCGAAAAAGTGAAGGTGCACGCGATCCCCGGCCGGCGGGTGATGGTTCAAGGTCGTTGGCTCGAGATCGACGGCGAGCACGACAAGGACGGTCGAGAGGTCGTGTGGTCGCCGGAGCTCCTCGAGCAGTACCGCGCCGGCGACTTCCTGCTGCACACCGCGACGGTCGACCCGGCGGCGGCGGAAGCGGGCGCCAAAGCGGCGGCCGCCGATCAGGAAGAGGCGGCGGCGAAGGCGAAGCTCGAGGCGAAGGCCACCACCCCGAAGCCGGCCAAGCCGGCACCCACCCCCGACGCGGCCAAGGTGTAGATCATGCCGAACCCGAACCTCTCCTCTGGTCAGGTCGTTCCCGGCTTTTTCGGCTATGTCGACTATGACGCGCAGGGCGCCGGCAGCGGCCCCGACAATCGTTGCTTGCTCTTCGGGTATATCAGCGGGAGCGCGCAGCGGACGCCGAATCAACCCTTCCTCCCGGCCTCGCAGCAGGAGGCCGACGACGGAGCCGGTCGCGGCTCCGACCTGGCCAACTGGTACGCCGCGGCGGTCTCGCAGCCGGAGGCGCAGGGCGCCGAGATCTGGCTGCTACCGCTCCCGGCGCCGACCGGGACCGCGGCGACCTACAAGCTCACGATCTTGGGGTCCCCGACCAAAGCGGGCGTGATCCAGCTGTGGATCCGGTCGCAGAAGGCCCCGGCGGTCTCCTTCGCCACCACCGACACCCAGAGCACCATCGGGACGGCGCTCGCCGCGGCGATCGCCAGCATGAAGGATCTTCAGGTCACCAGCGCGATCAGCGTTTCGGGGGTGATCACCATCACCTACCTGCACACCGGGACCACCGGCGAGGACTTCCCGATCCGCGGCAACATCACGCCGACCGGCAGCGGGATCAACCTCTCCCTGGGGAGCCTGGTCTTCGCCACCAACGCGACCGGCGCCGGATCGGTGAAGGTCAGCTTCGGCGCGCTCTCGGTCTCGACCGCGCTCGCCGGCGCCGAGACTCCCGCGCAGATCGCGACCAAGGTCGTGGCCTCCTTCAACGCCGACACCTACCCGATGACCGCGCAGATCGGCGGCACGAGCTCCACGGTCGACCTGCTCATGGCCAACGACTACGACGTCCGGCGGATCTCGGCGTCGATCATCACCACCACCGGGACGACCGTCACCCTCACCGGCGGAAGCGCCACGGACGGCACCGGGAGCGCCTCGAGCTTCACCTACAACGGCGCGCAAGGGGTCGGGGCGCCCGTGCTGACCTCGGCGCTTACCAACCTGGTCGCGCGCGACTCCTATCGTTCCTGGGCAGCCCCGTGGATGGATGCGGCGACCGTCGGGACCCTGGCGACCTCGATCGAGCTCCAATCGAATGGATCGCTCACCGGTCAGAAGCAGCAGATCTTGACGCTCTGCGGCTACTCGGCGGCGAGCGTCGACGGGGCGCTCGCCCCGGCCTGCTCGCCCGACCTCACCCAAACCGGCCCGCGCTACGCGATCTTGAACGCGCAGGATGTTCCGGTCGCCGGGATGGAGATCGCCGCTCGGGTCGCCGCGGCGCGCGCCGGCACCTGGATCGACAAGCCGAACAAGAATTGGAACGGCTTCAAGATCCAGGGCTCGGTACGCGCCCCGATCCTCCTTCCCCCTTCGAAGACCTCGATCCTCGCGCAGAATCAGGCGCTCGTGACCTACGCGCTCGCCCCGGTCGTCCGCGGGAAATCGGGCTACATGGAGATCGTCAAGGGGCGCTCGACCTCGCTCGCGGTCGACAAACGGCTATGGGCGTGGAGCTCGGAGTCGCAAGCCGCTTTCCACATCCTGGATCTGCACAACCGGTATGCGGAGCGGTTCAGCGAAGCGAGCCTCGTCCGGTTCAGCGAGCCGAAGGCCCCGGGCCTGTTCGACTCCGGCGCGGTCGAGTTCGCCACCATCGAAGCGATGAAGGCGTGGGAGCTCGCCGGCCACTACGACGGCGCCGACATCCTGGCTCCGGCGGTGAAGACCACCATCGACCCGAACAACCCCTTCCGGTTCAACACCGAGTTCCCGGAATCGCCGGTGCTCGACCTGGATCAGATCGTTTTCACGTCGCATTTCTCGTCGCCGGGCCAGTAGACGCCCCGTCACCCACACCAGGAGCCTGAACCATGGCGGAGATCTTTGGTCTGACCACCGTCCGGATCAACGGGACGTATGAAGTAGACGTCAAAAACGCTCGTTGGGACGTGAAGCGACCGACCCCGCAGTTCAACACTCCGGGGGGCGTCCGCACCGCGACCGGGCAGGAGATGCCGAGCGGGAGCTTCGACGAAGTGATCCCGAAGCAGGGCGCGCGCGATTGGCGAGCTCTGCGGAATTTCTCGGTCGAGATCCTCGACCAGGAGACCCGGAAGATCACGGTCTTCGCCGCGCTCCGCTGCAACTGGGGATCGCTCGGCGGCTCGTCCGACCTGCAGGGCGCCAACACCAGCAAGGCGGTTGCGTGGGTCGGCGAAGAGGTCAGCAAGGTCTAGCACTCCATCGGCGGCGCGCCGAGCTCCCCAAGTTCCCCCGCAGTTCAACCCCTCGACCCCAGCGAGGCCCACCTGATGCCCATCAAGCTTGGCGATTTCTTCGCCTCGGCGCCGACCGCGCGACCGATCAATCCCAAACCCGTCACCTTCACATGCTCGGCGAAGGGCCCCGTCCTTCCCGGAGGGACCGCGAACCCGGGCGGGCGAGCCGTCGGGGCGACCGTGACCGGTGCGCTCGTGTTTCTCGGCGGCGATGGCGCCGAAGAGTCGCGGATCTACGCTCGCCGGGCGCTGCGGGAGCTGTACGTCGACGAAGAGAAGCGGCCGCTCGAGACCGACGAAGAAGACCTTCAGATCGAGACCGCCTATCAAGAGGTCTGGCGCTTCCTGTACGAGTGGAACGCCGATGAAAAGAAGGTCGGGGAGCGCCTCTTCGATACCGTCGACCTGCTGCGGAAGATGGTGCAGCCGACGGAGATCGGCCGGCTGAAGGCGGCTTATCGCGCCTACGTCGACGACCAGCACCCGGAGGTGGTGCCGGACAAGCCGTTTCAAGATGCTACAGGCGGAGGCGCGCCAGTGGCTGCAAAGAAATCCCGCTGACGGCTGGCGCCTTCGGGCCAGCATGCGAACCAATCCATGGACCGGCATCCTCGAGGATGACCTCGAGCGCTTCTTTCTGAGGCCGGCCCACAAGGTGAGTAGCGCCGATATTTGGCGCTGGCGCGCGTGCTGTAACGCGCAGCGCGAGCTCGACGGGGAGACCTGAACCGATGGCCGACGCGAAAGTTACAGTCGGCGCGGATGCGAGCGCCGCGGAACGAGCGGCCGCGGTCGTCAAAGCGGCGTGGAAAGACGCCGGCGCGGCGATCACTTCGTCGATCGGCAGTGCGGCATCGTCGGTTATCAACGACCTGGCGAACGTCGCGACGGCGGCCGGGAAGGTCAACTTCTCCTCGCAGCGGGAGCAGGTAAAGGAATTCGAGGGATCGACCGCCCGAATGGCGACCTCCGCCGATCGGGACCTCGAGCAGTTTCGGAGCGGCCTCGAGCGCACCGGCAAGGAGATCGGCAAGAAGCCGGGCGAGGTCGCGGCCTGGACGTCGGAGGTCGGGAAGCTCACGCACTCCTACGTGGGCGCCGGCGAGGCGCTGAAGGGGATCTCCGGTCTCGCCGCGTTGACCGGGCGCGGGGTCGACGAATACAAGGGTCTCGCCGCGACCCTCGGAACGGTTGGCCACGTCGCCGGCGACACCACCCACGCGATCGGCGTACTGACCGCGCAAGCCGATGCGATGGGGGTCCGGGGCGGGATCGATGCCTTCGCCGGCCAGGTCGAGGCGCTGCAGGACGTGATCGGACGCTTCGCGGTGAAGAGCGAAGCCGACCTCCTGAAGGTCACCGGCGCCGCGGCGATGCTGGGGCGCGGCCTGGGCGGCGCGGCCGCGCAGCGGGTGCAGCAGCAGGCGCTCGGCGCGGTCGCGAACGACCCGCTCCGCTGGGAGCGCTTTCTCGGGCACTCGATCACCGACGAGCACGGGCAGGTCGCCGATCCGGCCCAAGTGCTGAAGGAGATCACCGAGAAGACCAAGAAGCGCTACGGCAAGCAGGCGCGGCGCGTGCTCGAGCTGAACTTCGGCGCCGAGACCGGCGCGGCGCTCTTCGGCGCGGATTTCAACGCGGCAACGGCGGCCGGCGCGCTCCCCCCATCGTCCCGGGCGGCCGACGCGCAAAAGAAGTTTCTCGCCACCGACGCCGGTCAGCGCGGGGTCGCGGAGGCGGAGCTCGCCACCTCGGCGCGCTCGCTCCTCGGCTCCTCGACCCTACTCGGGAAGGCGGCCGACAGCCTGCAGAAGTTCAGCGCCTCGAGCCCGATCATCGGGACCCTGATCGCCACCGCGACCGGAAACACGCTCTCTACCTTCATGTCCCGATTCGGCACGACCCTTTCCACCCTCATGGGCGGCAAGGGCAACGGCGGCGCGGTCGGCGGCGCGCTCGACGTGGTCGGCAAGGGCAACGGCGGCGCCGGTGCAGCGCTCGGAAAGGCTGGCCTAGTCGCCGCGGCCGCGCTCGGCGGCTACGAAGCCGGGACCGCGCTCGACGAATGGCTGCACATTTCGGATCGAGCGGTCGGGGTCGGTGGTCACGGCGGCGCGCGGTCGATCGAAGAGGACAACGCGCAGGCGGACGTCGTTTCGAACCGTACCCTCGCGATGCGCCGGCTCATGCAGCAGCGGGCGAACGCGGCGCTCCATGGGGTCGACCTGCAGGGCGCCGAGCGGGGCGCGGCGGTCAACGCGACCCAACGGGTGATCCAGGCGAACAGTGCGCTCGCCGGCGGCGGCGCGCCGCTGGTCGCCGCGCTGGTCGCCGAGCTCCGCAAGAGCGGGAAAGACCAGGTCGACGCCGACCGGATCGCGAAGGCGGTCGAGCTCGGCTTCAAGAATGTGAAGCTCACGGTCAGCAACGCCTCGGCGACGCCGGTCGAGGTCGCCGCGCATGGAGCGAAGAGCGCCGCGGCCGGGAGTCAGAAATAAATGGCCATTCCACCGCCCCCCGATGCCGCGCCGCAGTCCTTCTCTTTCGCCGGGAAGGCCTACGATTCGATCCTGATCCGGTTCTCCGGCCACAACAAGCGCCGGCTCGTGTCGCAAGAATTCTTGAACCGCGCCGGCGGCCGGGTCGAGGATCGGGAAGCAGCGCAGCGGCGGCTCGACGTCGCGATGGTCTTCACCGGGCCCAGCTGCGCGACCGACTACGCGACCTTTCGGCAGTCGGTGCGGGACAACCCTCGAGGCCTGCTCACCCACCCGATCGCCGGGCAGTGGGCGGCATTCTGCGAAGGACCGGACGAAGAAGTAGACTTTTCGCAGGCGCTCGACCGGATCGCGGTGAACGTCGGCTTCCTCGAGGATGAACTAGACGCGCAAGCGTCGATCGTCGACGTCCCGGATGTCTCTTCGGCGGCCCAAACCGCGACCACCACCAGCAGCAGCATGCAGCAGGCGGTCGCCGAATTCATGGGGGCGATCGCGAAGGCGCAGGGCGTAGTCGCCGAGGTTCAGAACAAGATCGACGATGCGCTCGCGCAGGTCGCGCTCGTGTCCGCGCCGATCGACTTTCTGCGCGACACCATCCGATCGGCGGCCGGAGTCGAATCGTCGATCGTCGGGACGATCACCGGGATCGCCACGGCCGGCGACCTGCTCGCGCAGGAGGTCGACGACTACGTGACCAGCGCCGCGGCGGCCTTCAACGGAAATGACACCGTCGCCGGCTTCTCGACCTCGACGGCATCCAAGCTCGACACCGTCGCGACGACGGCGCTCGCGCTCGAGGAGCTCCTGATGACGGCCTCGCCGACCCCGGCGGGAAGCGCGGACGCGGTCGGAGGGGTCGAGGAAACCCTCGCGGCCTGCTACGTGCTCGACGCGGCAGTGAAGGCGGCGAAGCCTCCGCTCGTCGACTTCATCGTTACCCGGGTGATCGACGTGATCAGCTTGGCGACGCAGCTCTACCCGGGCCAGGACCCGCTACCACGCGCCGCGGAGATCATGGGGCTGAACCGGATCCCGAACCCGGCAGCGATCCGGCCTGGTGTGATCCAGGTCTTCGAAAAGTAGGCCATGGCCAACAGCGACCCCGCGACCTCGCCGCGCTGCTCAAAAATGCGGCTGAAGGTGCCGTCGTCGGACGGTCAGACCCTCACGATCACCTCGGATCCGAACATCGCGCCGAGCCTCGCCGGGAACATCTTCCCGGCCAAGGAGTGGGCGATCACCGACGATGTCATGAACGTTTCGGATGCGGCTTCAGTGAGCATCGCCAACGACAACGGCGAAGTGAGCGGCCTCTTCCAAGATGGTCAGAAGGTGGTGCTCGAGGAATCGGATCCGGACGTCGCGAACGGGCAATGGATCCAGCAATTCACCGGGCGGATCGTCGGGACCGAGAGCTACAGCGACCAGGCCGGCGGGTCGAACATCATGCTCTCGATGATGGATCTCGGTTGGCACCTCACCAGCTGCGACGCCGAGCCGCTGAAGCAGATCAAAAATAAGAAGTTCGTCGAGCTCCTCAAGATCTTGATCGATCCAAGCTGGGGACTTGCACCGACCACCCGGATCAACAGCCTGGCGCGCGCGCTCGGTCTGCCGAACCCGGGAGCGCTCTCGCTCGGCGACGCGCTCGGCGAGGCGATCATCACCAGCAACGATTTGAACCGGCGAATCAAACACGGCCGGCAAATCATCATGCAGAATTTCAAGCCGCAGCTGGGCGCGGTGCTCCCGTTCATCCAGATCGAGCCGGGTCAGAAGCCGCTCGACATCCTGAAAACCTATTGCGCCCGCATGGGCTGGCTGCTGAACGTCGGCGCGCAGGGGGAGATCATCTTCTTCCGGCCCCGGTTCGATACCGACCCGCTCTATACGCTGCACTTCCATTCGACCAGGGCGGAAGAGCGGACCCGGAACAACATCATCGGGCGGCCGACCATTCGAACGTCGCTCGCCGAGCGCTATTCGGAGGTGCAGACCTGGTCAACGGTGGTGATCCCGCCGGAGATCCAGAATACGGAGAACCCGAACGAGATGTATCGGCACTCTTCGGTGAAGGCCTCGCCGAACCCGGTCCCGTTCTTCCGGCGGCACATCGTCAACGACGGCGAAGCGATCAACGACCAACTGCGGAAGAACCGGGCGACGTGGGAGATGCAACTCGGGATGTTCAACGCCGAGACCTACGAAGCGGAGTTTCCGGCTCACTCGCAGGACGGAGCGAAGTTCGTCTCCGACACGATGATCAGCATGAACGACACGATCCACAAGTGGGAGGGCGCGCATTACGTCTCGTCGGTGCACCGCTCCGACACCTTGCGCGACGGCCCGCGATCGCGGCTCACCATCCACCGGCCGGGCCTGCTCAACCCGGAATTGACCGCGCTCGACGTGGGCGGCGGCGCGCGAAAGGCTCTCGGAAAATGAACTTCTCCGCCGAGCTCGCCGACCTTCGGAAGTGGGTCGAAAACAAGCTCACCCTTCACACGGCGACGCTCTTCGGCTGGACCCTCACGGCGAAAAGCTCGGAGATGGGCGACACCGACCAGGCGGAGACCGCCGACGGCGAGAAGGGTCAACGCCCCGTGCGTCGGATCGAGCCGTGGGGGCACCGCGGCCGGGCGCCATCCAAGATCCGGAGTTTCTGGATCCGCCTGGGGTCTTCGAACGTGCTCTTCGTCGGGATCGCCCCGTCGAAGGGCTACGGGCCGAACGACCTCGAGGAGGGCGAGACCGCGATCTACTCGGCGAAAAACCCGGAAGTGGTGCGCGCGAAATCGGACGGTACGACGGCGATCACCTCGAGCAATTCGAAGCCGCTAACCCTGAACGGCGACGGCCACCCGCTCCCGAAATTCGACACCTACGAAGCGGCGGAGAAGACCTTTCTAGCCGCGCTCGACACCCTCCTGAATTCCGGGATGGTGGTCGCTGGCGCTGCGGCGTCCTTCTCGCCGGCGAACCTCGCGACCTTCGAAGCGGCGAAGACCGTTTTCTTCAACGGTCTATCCGGCCACACCTACGAATCGACCGACGTCAAAAACGATTAGGGGGCGACGATGGCCGACAACTCCCCGCTTCCACCGCCGGGCCCGAAGCTCGACATCACCCTTGGAAACCGCAACCCGGCGACCGGGCGCTTCAACTTCGTGCGCGGCGCGGACGGCGATGTCTCCTTCGATGCGACGCAGCAGCACGCGGTCGTGACCTCGGCGCTCGAGGACAAAAACGCCTATTGGGCCGACTTCAACCACGGCAGCGACTTGCACACCCTCGAGTCGATCAACGCGCGCACCGAGTCGCAAGCCGAGGCGATGGTGCTCGACGCGGAAGCGCCGCTCGTACAGGCGAACATCGTCTCGAGCTTGACCGCGACGGCGGTCCCGGATCGGCAGCATGGGCGACTCGGGATCGACGTCCACTATAAGACGCCGGCGGGCGCGCAGAAGGTGAGCCTCTAGGATGTCGACCCCGACCCGCAGCTTCGCGCAGATGCTCCGGCGCGGCCTCGCGCACTTTCGGACGTCCTTCCGCGGCTTCCCGATGGGGCTGAAGAACTTTCTCGGGCAGGTCGCGCGGGCGGTCGTGCTGGTGGTCTTCGGCCTTCAGAAGAGCGTCGAGGACGTCGACCGTAACATCGTGCCTTCGGCCGATTCGGACGATGACACGCTGACCAGCTTCGCCGAGCTGATCGGTCTCCCGGACGGTCAGGGCGGCCTCGGGCGCCTGAAGCCGACCAAGGCGAGCGGCGGCGTCGCAACGCTGACCGGCGTCATGGGCACCATCTACCCGAACGGAGCGACCGCCACCGCCGAGGATGGCGTGACCACGGTCGAGCTCTCCGGGGGGGTCACCATCCCGGGATCGCCCCCAGGATTCGGATCGGTAGTGGGCAAGTTCGTTGCGGTCACCGCCGGGACGGTCGGGAACCTCGGCGTCGGCTCCTTGCTGACCTGGACGAGCCCACCGGCCGGCGCGGATTCGACTTTCCTCCTCACCGAGCCGTTGGAAGGCGCGATCGACCTCGAGAGCAACGCCGACGTTTTCAAGCGGATCGTCGAGCGCCTGCAGGATCCACCGCGGGGCGGAGTCGACACCGACTATCAGTTTTGGGCCCAGCTCCCGGGGGTCTTCTTCACCTACGTCTATCCGCTGCGCTCCGGGACCGGGTCGGTCGACCTGGTGATCACCGCGGCCGGTAGCGGGATCGGGAGGGTCCCCTCGAGCGCCGTCAAGGCCGAGGTCGAGGCGGCGATCCTCAAGCTGCGGCCGGTCGCGGCCTCGGCGGTCAACGTCCTTCTCGCGGTCACCACCTCCGGCCACCTGGTGCGCGTCCGGGTCACGGTGAGCAGCGAGAAGTACGCCTTCGACTGGATCGACACGGCCGGCGGCCCGTTCACGGTCGACGCCGGCGGCTATGCCGCGGGCCCACCGGCGACCCTCCGGTTGAATACCATCGCCCCGGCATCGCTGAAGGCGGCGATCGACGCCTACAAGGCGGCGCCGACGAGCGTGCTCGCTCCGCGGCTCCAAGTGCTCTCGACCGGGTCGGTGATCAACCCCCCGATCCATGCGGTCGACTACGTCGACGGCGGCGGGAAAACGACGCTCACCCTCGAGTCCATTCCGGCCGACTGGACGGCGCCGAGCAACGGAAATTCCGTGTACGCCTACGGCCCCGTGGTCGCGACCATCGCGGCCGGGATCCTGGCGCTCTGCGACGGCCTGGGACCATCGAGGATTTCCGGCTTCGGCGACCTGATCCAGCCGTGGACCGACATCCTCACGATCGCCGGGATCATCGCCGTTGCTGAGAATGCCAGCGACACCGATGGAACCCGGTTGATCTCGAACGTCCCGGTCGGAGAGGCGACGATCGACGGCTTCGCGGCCGACGTGCAGGGCGCCGACAACAGCACGGCGCCGGAGCTCCTCTTTCTCTCGCACGTCGCGGTCACTCAGTAGCCCATGCCCGCGATCTCTCTTCGCACCTTCGGGCCGGACAACAATCCGGCGGGCGCCTCGCCCTTCGTCGGGATCCCGGTCCCGGTCGGCGTGCGCGACGGCGACGTCGTGCTCGTTGGGCTCTCGACCCCGACCGGCGTCACCATCACCCCGCCAAGCGATGAATGGACCTTGATCGCGGCGACCGACCCGAACGCGCCGATCGCGATCTCGGTCTACTGGGCGACCGCGCTGAATGTGGGCGCGCATTGGATTTTCGCGCTCTCCTCTTCGGTAGAGGCGGCCGGCGCGTGCCTGGTCTATGGGGGCGTCGACCCTTTCGAGCCGGTCGAGCTCTTCGCCAGCGCGACCACCCCGACCAGCGCGGCGGACGCGCATGTGATCGCCGGCTATTCGACCAGCTTCCCGGGCGACGAGATCGCGCTATTCATCGGCGCGCCGAAGGCTGGTGTCTACACCCCCGCGACCGGCTACCTCGCCGCGGTCGCACACTTCCAAACCAACGCGACGATCGAGGCGCATCACAAATCGCAACCCCAGGCGGCGGCGGTCGCGCCGACGACCGCCACCTTCTCCCCTTCGCCAGCTGCGAACTACGCCGGCGCCTCGATCGTGATCGCGCTGCGGCCCGGGGTCGGTCTGCTCTCGCTCGAGGAGGTGAAGGATCGGCTCGTCGAGGCCTTCCCGGGCGGCGCGGATCGGGTGTACGACCTCGACCCGGGCGGCGACTACTACCTCTTTTTCACGGCGATCGCACAGATCCTGAAGATCTACGGCTTCGACCTGGTCGACCTGCTGCGGCTCGAGATCTCGCCGGCGACCTGTCGCTACAAGCTCCCCCAATGGGAACGGATCTTCGGCCTCGAGACCACGCGCACGGCGATCGGCGGCACCATCCCGCAGCGGCAGGCGCAGGTTGTGGCGGCCTGGCGCGCGGCGGCCGGGCAGGGCTCGACGATCCCGACCGTGCAGGCGGTAGTCGGTCCGCTCCTCGGCTACGCCGACCCGTCTCTGCTCGAGGTGCTCGAGGTCGACCGGACGGCGCTCGACTTGGCGCTGACCTACGAATACGACACGCCGCTATCTATCCTTGGCGGCGGAAACGATGGCGGGACGGTGGTGGTCCGGGATGTCTCGACGGTCTCGCCGGCTGGTGTCCGGCTGGTCTTCGACAATCCGATCATCAGTGACACCGGCGATCTTCTGATCCGGCTGACCGCCCCCGACGCATTCCAAGATGGGTGGGAGCTCCCCGTCGAGTTCGCAAACAACGTCGATCCGATGATCCTCCGGCGGCGCTCCTTCGCTGGACATCAGATTTACGGAACTTGGATCGTCTCGATCACCTCTTCGGCCGGCAACTTCTCCGCCGACGACTTCAAGCTCCTGGTCGAAGGCGGAGCTCGGGAAGCCGGTCTCGACGGCTACGGGACCGAGATCTTCCACTGGGCGGTTTTCGTCGATCCGGCGCTGGTCAACGCGGTCACCCCGGAGGACGACGCCGGCGCGCTCTTCGCCATTCGGAAGATCCAACAGGCGCACACCTACGGGACCTTGATCAAGCCGTCGGCGACCGTCGACGGCGGCGGCAACCCGATCAGCAACTTCGCGATCCCCGATGACCCGAACGCGATCCCGGATCGCTGTATCCCCGCCTAGGCGGAGCAAGGATCCCGCATGCCCGTTTGGCCTTTTGCACGACTGACGACCTACCTCTCCGGGTCGCTCCCGGCGATCAAGGCGCTGGATCTGAACGATTTCCAGGACTACATCGTCGGTCTTTTTTCGGGAACGAAATCCATCAAATCGCTTTGGGTTGATGGGGTCGGAGATGTTGCTAGCGCCGTCGCAGCTGGGACGGTGCGCGCGCTCCTTGCAGTTCTCGACACCAACGGGAATGGAACGACCGCCCCGACGACGTCCTTCCCGCTCGGCACCATGACCAAAGACATGATCCCGATCGGCTGGGCTCACGTCTCCGTAAGTGGTGGTGTCGCGGCGCTGGTGCGGGGCGTGAACGTGAACGCGATCGCCTATATCGGAGGCGGGACGACGAACGTCACCTTCAATCCGACGGTGTCCAACGCGACCGACTGTATTTGCTTGGCGAGTACCGCAACGCAGGATCGAACCATCTACGCGACCCCGGCAAACTCTGGCGGGAAACTTCAAGTGCAGGTCGTGACTCGAAGCCTCGCTCCGGCGAGCGTCGATACGACCTTTTTCGTCGCGGCCTGGGGAAGCTAGAAGCGAAATTGATCGGCGCAGGCCGTCGGAGGGCTAGGCCAATGAGTCGAGCCGACACGGTCGACGTTGCACGAGAAGCCGTCAATCGGAGTGATGCAGTCGTTCGTCGCCGAGGTCACATCACGAATCGACGAGATCGCATCGCAGGAATGGCCGGCGAGGAAGTAGTTCGATAGAAATCGCTCGCAATCCGTCGGTGCAGCGCCGGGCCTATCGCATACGCACAACCGCATTTCCGCTGCGAGGAAATCTCGACAGATCGAGACGTCGAGATCGTGCGAGCTCGGATCGGCGGGAACCTCGAGCGCTGGGGTTGAACAGGCCGAAAAGAGCAGGATCAGGAAGGCGAGGGCTGCACGCATCGTGGGCTCCTGGGGGTTGATGGGGTGCTTTCAACCTACGTCCGAAGGTGCAAGAGCGCAAGTAAAAAAGAACGGCTCTCGGGGCGCCCGCTCCTACTCCTGGGACCGTCGCAAGACGGAGAGAGACCGGAGCGGGCGCCTCGTTTTTCCCTTTCCTCGAGAAGGAGCACACCAGCATGGTCACCCATCAGGGACTTGTATTCTTCGGCAGCGGAACCGGCGCCGGGACCGGGGTAGTCGAGACCCTTCTCTTGAATACCTATGTCGACGCGGCAGCGGCCCATCACTTTCAGATCGGGAGAGGGAAGGCCGCGGCGCTCGAGGTGCACGGCGAATTCGGCCTTCATTCGAACGTGACGAACTACAAGATCAAGCTCCTGTCGAAGTACACCACCGACGCCGACTTCGGCGCGAAGCCGCTCTACACCACCGCGCACAACGACAAGGGCGCCGTCGCGGCAACGAGCCCGAACCAGGTTCAAGAGCACGAATACGACAACCCGAACCCGGGCGGCGGCGGCGCGGCGTCGACCTTCGACGACGTGATCCAGTTCGATTCCGGGATGCTCTCCGACGATCTCTATGTGAGCGTCGAAGCCAACGCCGGCGGCGCGCTGATCGCCGCCGACAAGGTCAAGATCGCACTGGTCTGGCGATAGGGGGATCTGATGCGCTATTTCGTTCGAAGCCTCTCCGCGCTGGCGCTGGTGCTCATGTCGTGCACGAGCTCGCCGGCGCCCGACCTGGTCGACGCTGGTATTCCGCATATCGGGAAGCCGGTGCTCGGCTCCTTCGGGAATTTCCCCCCGACTCCGAACCCATCGAGCGGGATCAAGCCGCTGATCGCGCTCCCCAATAGCTCGATCTGCGATTCGACCGGTCAATTTTGCTTCACGACCGTCGGAGGGATCGCCGGCTTCACTACCAACGGCGGCGCATCGGCCAATCTCTACACCACCGGGACCGGGCAGACCTGGATCACCACCACCGATTTTTCGCCGAACCCATCGCGCGGAACCTCGCTCGGCGTGACGCAGCCATTCGGCCCGATCCATGGCGATGTTTTTATCAGCGACCGCGGCAATAGTACCGGCGTCTTCTCCGCCTACGATGCCCAGGCGCTGAACATCAGCGGCATTGCGATCATTGGTGGGAGCGGCGGCAACGGGTATATCCGGTTTGGCGATGCGAGCGGAACGAATGACTCGTCGATCTTCCGCTCGGGTGTCGGCGGCCTCTCGGTCGGGACGGGCGACAACACCGGATCCGGGACCTTCACCGCGTCGCAATTCCTCGGCGCCACCGAGAAGTATCTATCGGTCTACGATGCGGCGCGAAACTCGACTTCGAACAAGATCCAATCTTGGATCGTCACCTACGCCTCGACATTGGCGGACGCGCAGTTCGTGACCTCGGTTGTCGGGGTCGGCGGCGGTAACTATGTCGTCAAGCTCTGTAGCGACGGGACGACCTGCTCGGGTGCAAACCTGAAGGCGACCCTTACGGTCAGCTGCACCGCAGCGGCGGATACCTCTACATCGCTCACCGTGAATAACGGCGCGATCGCCGCGGCCTCGACTCTCACGCTCACCCCGAGCACGGCCTGCGGTACGACGGCGGAGTCCGGGAACTTCGTCTTCCATCTGAAATAGAGAGGGGAACCGCATGCGCTTCGTTCACACCCTCGTCGCCGCGCTGGTGCTCACCGGCACCTCGGCGAGCGCCGACATCCCGATCAATGGGACGATGTTCCCGCGGAACAACGGCTATCCGATCGTCCGGGGTCCGGTTCAGATTCTGGCGCTCGACTTCGTCAACTTCCCGGCGGCGAGCTCGCTCCCGGCCGGGACGCTGCTCGCGGCAAGCGATCAGAATTTCGCGCTCTACATGAGCAACGGATCGGCGTGGGTGGTGCAGGCGGCCGGGACGGGATCGGCCTTCGTGGTCTCCCTGTTTGGGGCAACGAGCTTCACCAGCACGGCGGAGCTCCGGCTTCAGACCAACATCGCCGGCGGGATCGCGTTTCTTCGGGTGCAGCCGAACGACGGCTTCAACGGGTCATGGACCTGCGACTTCGGCGAGGCGAGCAACGTCCCGGCGACTCCCCCGGTCCCGGACGCGCAAGTAGGGTGCGGGTGGAACAAGAGCAGCAATCCCGACTTCAATCCGGCGCGCGGATCCATGTCGTGGAATATGGAGACCCATTGCGCGCTTGGCACCGGGTGCGCGGACTTCACCAAACAAGCCGAGTGGTACGACGTTTTTGCACCACCGATCCCCGACTCCACTACTCCATGGCAGGCAAATCACGCCTATGTCGGCGGCGACTTCGTCACCAACGACGGCGGGAAGATCTACGTCGCGAACAACGACGGGACGAGCGGCAACGCCGGCGGCCCGACCGGCGGAACGACCCTCAACCTCCTAGACGGGTCGGTTCAATGGACCTACTACGCCGGCTTTCGAACGCGCACCTACAACGGGCGACTGCTCGACGGCTATCTGAGCTCCTCTTACGTCGCGAGCAACGTCGGGATCGGGAACGCGCACGACATCAACGGGCCCTTTGAATTTCAGGCGGTCAACGGGGTCGCCTTCATGATGGGATTCGATAACGAGAATTCGATCATCGTCCCGAACTTCACCGCCGATCGACAGCCGATCGGGTTTTGGGCCGACGCCAGCTTCATGCACGCGCCGGCGATGGAGCTCTCGAGCGAACGCGGCGGAGTTGACGGGAATCTAGGGCTAGGGCTCCGCGTCGGGATTCACAGTATCGGCGGCGACGGGACCTTGACCATCGGCACGCCGACCCTTCGCTTCAAAGACGTCAACGTCACCAAGATCGTGAGCATCGGCAACACCCCGAACGATCCCGGGGCGTGCTCGGCTCAAGGCCTCATGGTCAACACCCCGACCGACTCGGCCACCTATTCGGGTCAGGCGTGGTTTTGCAACAATGGCCCGGTGACCCCGGTCTCCGGCCTCGGCGGCCCGCGCTGGCAATCGCTTGGCGCCTGGGAAGGCTACGGCGAAGACCGTTTCAACGCGGTCGGGAACGGGACCTTCGACATGGGGCACCCGATCTGCTCGACCTACGCAACCGCCCCCGGCGGAAGCTTCATGGCGGCTGAAATTTTCGCCGAGGTCTCCGACATCCTCGACGGGGTCTATACCGCGATCAAGGTAGCGACGACCCTGGTAGGGTCGGCGCTTGGAACATCGACCCTGGTCTACCGGACGACCACCTACGACAGCGGGAACGGAACGAAATTCACGGTCGGTTTTCGCACCGGTGGCGCTGGCAATCTCTGCTTGATCCCCACGATCACCGTTTCGGATGGTCGCACCTACGGCGGGAAGTGGACGATCACCGCGGTAGCGCACACCGACTAAAAGGCCCGGAGGAAGGGGTTTAGATGCCACCCGAGCTACTCGCCGCGATCCCTCATGGGGCGTGGTTTCTACTGGTGACCGTGCTGTATGTGCTCCTCGAGAAGGAGCGTAAGGCGCGGATCGCCGACATCGAGATTGAACGGAAGGCGCGACTCGAGTCCGAGGCGAACGCACGGGTAGAGCGCGACCAGCTGCGCGCCGAGCTCGCCGCCGAACGCGCCGCACGCGCCGAGGAAATGGAAGGGCTGATCGACAAGCTGCTCGCCTACTCGCGCGAAGCGCTGGGGGCGACGAAGGAAAACACGCAAGCGACGAGAGGAGTCGAGGCCGCGGCTACGAGCCTCGGATCGAAGCTCGATCGGTTGATTGAGCTTCGCCACCAGCAAGGAGGGTAGTAGATGGTCGCGAAGTCGAAGCTCGAAGAGCTCGACGCCAATCTCGAGGCGATTCGCCTCGAACATTCCAAATGCAACGAGTCGACGCGCGCGGCGGGTCAGACACTGCAGGAGCGAAACGACAAGATCGATCGCCACCTTGAACGGCTCGAGGCCGGCGAACCCGAGCTCACCCCGCCACCCTTCGACCTCGAGGTGATCCGAAAAAACATCCGGTAACACCACAACGGCGGGAACCCCGCCAAAAACCCCAGGAGCTCACAATGCGATCTTTCCTCGGTTTTGCCGTAGCGCTCGCCCTTTTTCTCCTCTTCGCCGGCGACGCGCTGGCGCAAACGCTCGATCCGAACGCCGTCTCCGGCCTGGTGACCGCGATCCAGGCGCACCGCTGGCCCGACGTGGTCGCGACCGGCCTGCTCTTCCTGGCCTGGATCGTCCGGGTCAAGGCGCCGATGCTGCACTTCTTCCAAACGAAGTGGGGCGCGGTCGTGCTCTCGTTGGTGCCGAGCCTCTTTCTCCTGGTGTCGCACACCATCATGTCGAGCGGCTTCGCCTGGGCGCCGCTGGTGACCTCGATCGGGGTCTTCCTGGTCGGTCTGCTGGTGACCAGCAACCCGACGGCGATCAAAGCGGGAGTTCCCGCGCAGATGATCCGCAAGATCTCGGCGTCCGGTATGACCTCCGGCCCCGGCCTGGTGCTCTTCCTGGTGCTCGGCGGCTTGGCGCTCTCGAGCTGCACCCCGACCGCCACCTCGGCGTGGAAGAGCATCGGCAACGGGATCAAGGACAAGTGCATCGGGATCGCGCAGGCATCCCAGGCCTTCAATGACGTGATCGACCAGGTCGAGCAGCCGGGCGCCACCGCGGCGAGCGTCGCCGAGGCGGTCGCGCTGAAGGATGGAGTCGCCGCGGCGATCTGCGCGGCGGAGCAATTCGTCGCCAACGCCCCCGGCCTCTTCAGCGATGGTAAGAAGCTCTCGAGCTCGGATCAGCTGGCGCTCGACGTCGCGAAATACATCCTTTCCAAGCGGGAAGGGCTCGCGCGCAAGGTCTCCATGATGTCGGGACCCTCACCGTCGATCCCCTCGCCGTCGATCCAGGCGCGCACGACCATCTATCAGCGCGTACCGCCCCCGATGGTCCCGGCGCCGATCGCGGCGCGCACCATGGCGCGGATGAACGCGCGGCGCCTCGAGCAGCCGGTGAAGATCGGCCCGAAGGCGCCCCCGGTCGACGGGCAATTCGACCCGGAGCGCATCGGCACCGGCTACGGCCCGGTGAAGCCGTGATCGTCGCCTATCAGCGAAGCGAAGCGGCCGGGATCACCGATCAGGACGTGGTCGACCTGGCGAAGGAGGCGCAAGAATTCGTGACCCGGCGGATCGCGCCGGCGTGGGGCGTCGACGCGCAAGTGATCGCGCTCCCGCTCGGCGCGCCGCTCGAGCCGCTGGTCTGCGCAATTTCGCTGCTCGACCATGAGACGATCCCCGGGGCGCTCGGCGATCACCGGATCACCGACAACCCGGCGGCGCGACCCTTCGGGATCGTCGGCGTGAAGGACGCGGCGGGCGTCGCCGGCGGCTGGCGCCGGACCGCGATGCACGAGCTCGAGCTGCTCGTCGATCCGCGGTGCAACCGGTCGATCCAGATCGGGCGCTACCTCTTCGCGCTCGAGATCTGCGACGCGGTCGAGGACGATTCGGACGAAGGATCGAATTTCGTGCTCGAGTCCTACTTCATCCCCGGGAGCGCCGGCCCGTGGGATGCCGACGGTCACCTTCCCGGCCCGATCTCGGAGGACGGCGAGATCGTTCCCCTCACCCCGGGCGGCTACATGTCCCGGCTCGACCTGCTCGACCTACGCACCGGTTGGATGCAGGTCAACGCGCGCGGTCAGCGGCTCACCCCGAAGGCCCATACCCGCACCGGCCGGCGGCATGCGGATCACGCGCGGCGCCTCGAGCTCGCCGCTGGGCGCGGCGAAGACTGGGCGAAGTAGCTCCCAGCTCTTCCGCAGCTTCATTGACGTAACCCGACCGACAAGCGAGGATTGACCATGTCGAACGCGCTCTACGACCTCGGACGTCAGGCCTTCCTCGAGGGCTCGATCGCTTGGCTCACCGACAACATCAAGGCGGTGCTCGTTCAGACCGGCGGCGGGCACTACGTGGTGAACCTCGCCAGCGATCAGTACCTCTCGGCGATCGCCGGCGGCGACCGGATCGCGACCTCGGCGAACCTCGCCAGCAAGACCAGCGCCGGGGGCGTCGCCGATGCTGCCGACGTGGTCTTCGCGGCGGTCGGCGCCGGCGTCGCCGATGGCGCGATCGTGCTCTACAAGGACACCGGATCCCCGGCGACCTCGCCGTTGATCGCCTACATCGACACCGCGACCGGTCTCCCCGTCACCCCCGGCGGCGGCGACATTGACATCACCTGGGACAACGGTTCGAACAAGATCTTCAAGCTCTAGGAAGGAGCTGAAAAATCATGGCTACTCAATCGTGGGTCGACATCCTGGTCGGCGGCCCGATCAACGCGCCGGTGACCGATGGGCCGACCCTCACCGCGGCCGCGGCGGCGAGCTGTATCCCGACGCCGAACAAGATCACCCTTCCGAATAATTTTTGGTCGATCGGTAAGGTGATGCGGCTCTTCCTCATGGGCCGCATTTCGTGCGCGGTCACCACCCCCGGGACCGCCCGCTTCGACATCCGCACCGGCGGCGTGACCGTCTTCGATACGCAGGCGCTGAACCTCAACATCGTCGCGAAGACGAACGTCCCCTTCTGGCTCGAGATCATGCTGACCTGTCGCACGGTCGGCGCCGGCACCGCGACGACCCTCTTCGGTCTCGCCAAGTTCACCACCGAGGCGATCGTCGGCGCCCCGGCGAACGGCGCCGGCGGAAACGGCGTGCTCTGCGCGCCGGTCGGCGCCCCGGCGGTCGGGACCGGCTTCGACAACACCACCGCGAACACGCTCGACGTCTTCTTCACCCAAACGGTCGCGACCGGCTCGCTCACCGTTCACCAGTACGTGGTAGAGGCGATCGGTTAATGGCCCCCCCGGAAGGGATGGCCATGTCGGCGCCGGCCCCGGCCCCGGGCGAGCCGACGACCGAGAAGTTCAACGTCGCGTGCGGCGAATGCCCGAACCACGGGCCCCGCTGCACGGTGCTTGTCTTCTCCTCGACCGGCGGAACCATGTCGCAGGTCGCGCACCTGAACGAAGGCGCGGTCGATCGCGTTCACTCGATCCTCGGGCAACGCCGGATCGCTCTCGGCGTGAGGGGTTGACGTGCCGTCGGCATTCGGCGGACCGAGCATCGGCGGCGGGATCGGAAGGATGGGCATCCACCCGAACCAGGCCCCGGGAAACAACCCGGGGCAGGTCTTCGTCGCCTCCCCCGGGATCGGGTCGTATCGCATCGCCGGCGTGACCCGCGATGCCAACGGGAACCCGCTCGCCGGCTGCAGCGTCGCGGTTTTCTACACCGGGACCGACAAGATCTATACGAAGGTGGTCAGCGACGCGGGCGGCAACTGGACGGCGCTCGTTCCCGACACGACCACCAGGTTCTACGCCGTGACCTACAAAGCAGGATCTCCCGATGTCTCCGGGACGACCGTAAACACGCTCACCGGAACGTAGGAGGGTCCCCAGGGTGGCCGACATCTTCCTACGGCCCGGTGAACCCTCCCCCGCGGATGAGCGGCTTCTAAGCGACGTCGTTGTCGCGTCCTTCCCGCTGGCGCCGTTCCTGTACCACGCCGAACCACAACCCACCGACATCCGACTGAAGGATCCGCGGCGCGCGCTGGCGCAAGCCGCGCCGGCGACGATCATCGTCGCGCCGCTCGGCGTCGCTTCGGCGGAGGCTTTCGGGACCACCGCGGCGGCGCTGGTGGTGACCCCCTCGAGCATCCCGGGCGCCGAGGCCTTCGGCGCGCCGCGGGTCGCGCTAGTGGTCGCGCCGAGCGGGATCGGCTCCGCGGAGGCGCTCGGCGCGCCGCGGCTCGCGGCGATCATCACGCCGAGCTCCATCGCCTCGGCGGAGGCCTTCGGGACCGCCCGGGTCGCTGTGACCTCGGTTGTCGCACCTACCGGGATCCCCACGGCCCAGGCCTTCGGCGTGGCGCGCCTGGCGCTGGTGGTGAGCGCGACCGGGATCGCCTCGAGCGCCGCCTTCGGCGTCCCCAGGGTCGCGGAAGTGGTCGCGGCGAGCGGGATCCCAAGCGCCGAGGCCTTCGGGACCGCGGCGATCGCCGAGCGGGTCACGGCGGCCGGGATCTCGAGCGCCGAGGCCTTCGGGACCGCTCGGATCGGGTCGGGCGTCGCGCCGACTGGGATCGCCAGCGCCGAGGCCTTCGGCGCGCCGCGGGTCGACCTCGAGCTCGGCGCCACCGGGATCCCGTCTTCCGAGGCCTTCGGGACCCTGGAGATCGCCGGCGGCGTGCTGGTCGTTCTCCCGGTCGGGATCCAGTCTGGCGAGGCCTTCGGCGCGCTGGTGGTGGTGGCGAAGATCCTCCTCGGATCGATGAAGGCGACCAGCTGGGCGACCTGGCAAGGTCGAGCGGCCGATGCGCGCCACGGCGCCGGGACGGCGAAGGCCTCGGATCGACCGGCCTACATGATGATCGTCGGAGGGTCCATGTCCTACAACGAGGGCGATCAGATCCACGCTTCGAACGAGATCCGCTCGACCACCGCGCCATACGACCGGATCGACCCGACGACCCTGTGCTTCAAGCTGCAGCGACCGGACGGGTCGAGCCGGGTCTACACCTACGGGACCGACGCCGAGATCGTGCGCGATAGCAAGGGCGTCTACTACATGCTGATCGACACCACCGGCGCCCCCGGGCGCTACGTCGGGCGCTGGTGGTCGACCGGTGTCGGACAGAGCGCTACCCCGTGGGAAGCGTGGGTTGCGGCGGCGAACCTGTGAAGGGCGCGCTCCTGCTGCTGATGCTCGCCGGCTGCTCGCCGCTGGTCTACACCCGGGGCGTGCCCAACCTTCACCAGGTCGAGCCGGGTCTCTGGCGCGGCGGCGAGCCGACCGCCGAGGGCTGGCGCTACCTGCGCGACGAGCTCGGTGTGTGCGCGACGGTTCAGCTCGACCAGGACGCCGAGCGGCCCGCCGGCGTCGAGCCCCCGGTCGGGATCGCCGTGATCGCGATCCCCATGCCCCCGGCGACCGGCGTCGACGTCTTCCTCGCGCGCCAACCTCGCCGCGCCGACCTGGTGCAGGCGGTTTTGACCATGCGCGGCCGCTCGGTGAGCTGCGCGGTCTTCGTTCACTGCTTGCACGGCGAAGATCGTACCGGGCTGGTGGTGGCGCTCTATCGCTGGTGGGGCGGCTGGACCCGTGAGGCGGCATACGCCGAGGCGATCGCGCTCGGCTTCCATCGCTCGTTGCTGGGGCTGGTGCTGACCTGGGGGAGCTTTCCATGAGCGAGGGGCGCGAGAAGCTTCCGGCTTTGGCCTTCGATGACAGCGACAAGGAGACCCCGCCGGCGCGCCCGATCCCGGGTCGGGTGATCGTCGCCTCGCCGGCGGCGACCTCGACCGACTGGCCCCCGGAGGTAGAGATCACCCCACCGGTCGCGCCAAGTTTCGGACACGTCGACCCCGAGGCGGCCGATCGCGCGCTCGAGCGGGCGGCGCTCGAGGCGCTCCTCGAGCGGGCGGCGGAATTCGCGCGAGCGATGGCGCGGCACACCATCGCCGCGAAGGAGCTCCATCACCAGGCGGCGCGGCTGAACGTCGAGGCGGCGGAGCTCGCCGCGGACGTCGCGCGCGTGCTGAAAAAGGCGCCATGACACCCGGGCAGACCTGTTACGAGGCCTACGGCGCGGCGCTCTGTTGGATGAAGGACGGCTCCCCGATGACCGTATGGCAGCGGCTCCCGGACTGGGATCGCGAGGCCTGGGAAGCGGTCGGGCGGGCGGGCAAGGCGGCCGCGGCCGCGGCGATGCTACGAAAGCCAAGCGACAGCCAAAGGAGCAACCGATGATCCTTCACCCTGGATCCTCCGGCCCCGACGTCGGGAAGCTGCAACAGACCTTGATCGAAGCCGGCTATCCGATCGACCAGGCGGAGGCGGGCGCCTCGAGCTTCGGCGAGTCGACGCAGGCGGCGGTCGAGGCCTTCCAACACGCGCACGTCGGACCCGATCATCATGCGCTCGGCGAGGACGGGATCGTCGGGCCCTTCACCGAGTGGGCGCTCGAGCACCCGGGCGGATCCTCGCCGGGAACGGTCCCGGGCTGGCGCCGCGCGCGGGTCGAGCCGGCCTCGGCGCGGGAGGTGCTCGCCGCGGCGATCGCCGAGATCGGCGTGCGCGAAGAGCCGGACGGCAGCAACCGCGGCCCACGGGTCGACGTCTACACCGCTCCCCACCTCGGCGAGCCCTGGTGTGCTGATTTCGTTTCCTGGGCGTGGGGGCGCTACGAGGGCGGCTCGCCTTTCGGCCGGATCCGCGGCGTCTACACCCTCGAGGACTGGGGTCGCTCGCACGGCCGGATCGTCGACGTTCCGCGGCCGGGCGACGTGTGGCTGATCCTGCGGCCCCCGTCGCACGGTCACACCGGGATCGTGGTCTCGGTCTCCGACGATGGGGAGTCGATCAGCACTTGCGAGGGCAACGCGGCGAACGCGGTTCGCGGCCTGGTGCGGCCGGTCGCCGCGATCTCGCTCTTCATCCGTCCGGTCGACCCGTAGCGAGCCGTATCAACGCAGGCCGACGGCGATCACCCAAGCGACGTTTGCCAGCGCTGCACCCAGCATCAACCCCGCCCAAAATCCCGCCTTCCATTCCCTGACCTGCGAGTCTCGGATCAATCCCGCGATGTCGATCTTTTCGCTCATTTCAGATGCCCCCGTGAGAGAACGAGCAACACCATCCCAAGCGCGATGGCCTGGAAGAACGACCGGTCCAACGCCTTTGCGATCGGCTCATGCGTCAGTAGCTGCGCGATCAGGTTCCCGAAGAGCAGCGATCCCCACATAGCCGCGAGCGCTCCGAAGCGCCGCTTCAATCTCCCCCTGCGGCGCCCCCGCTTCACCTTCTCGCCCGTCCCGGGCAACCTCTCCCCCGTCACTGTTGCACCCGGAATTTTCCCGGGACATCGTCGAAATAGAGACGCGCCCCGTCGGTGATTTCGATGAAATAGCGACCCCCGTCGCTCTTCACCTTCGCGGGATTGATCCGTTCTCGGTCGATCTCGATCGGCGGCCCGCCGGCGGGATCGGCTTTGTAGATCACCTCTTCGAACGAGACCCCGAAGAGCGTCCGATCAAGGGCAAGGCGCGCGGCGGTGCGCTCTGCTTTCGATGGGTCGTTGGTCCATTCGATTTCATATTTCTTCGACATTGGGTGTGTCGTCCTTTCGTTCATCGCGCACCTGGTCGAGCACCCGGACCACCATCGCGTGACCGGCCTGGTCTTCGTCGAGCTTCACCAGTTCGAACAACCCGCGGGCGCCTTCGATGATCGCGAAGGCGAGGGTCTCGACCGTCGGCGGATCGGTCAGCGCGGCCGCGGCGCGCAGGAATGCGTCGCGGGCGCGGCCGCGATGGAAGGCGCGATCTCCGGCGCTCAAAAATGAGACTTCCCGCCGCGGAGCTCGTTCCCGTAGCAGGTCCACCCGGCGCGCGGACGGCGCGCGAAATACTCGACGTAGGGCGCGCCGCGGCGACCGCCGGCGAGCGCCTCGACGAGCTGATAGAACCGCTCCGGCTTTTCCGAGTGCTCGAGCCGCGGCGCGAAGAAGACCGAGCGGACCGACTTGCTCAAGCGCTTTGGTCTACCGCGGCGGGCGATGATGCAGCGCTCTTCGACGTTGCGCACGCTCCGGCCCATGCCGAAGGCGAGCTTCGTCGAGCCGTGGGTGTGAAAGGTCCGGTCGGACAGCGGATCGATCACGAATTCCCCCGGCCCCGTCGTCTTCAACCACGTCAATTCGCCGCCCGTCGGCTCGAATTCCCACGCGCGCACCACCTCGCGCGCCTCGTCGACCATCGACGACAAATACCAAAAAAACAAATAGCAGTCGGTCAGCATCGGCGGAAGGGGGAAGGCCTTCATCTGCGCGATCGTCATGACCGCTTTGTAGCGCTTGGCGGCTCCGCGGGTCTTCCCGGGAAGCTGGTCGTTGTGTTTCCACGGGTTATCGCTGACCAGCACGCGCGCCGGCGAGCTCGCCGAGACCATCGGCCAGTCGGCGCGCTCGAGGATCTTCGCGCGGCTCATGAGCGCGCCTCGGCGAGTACCTCGAGCTGAACCCGCAGCACGAGGAGAGTCTCCTTGTTCGTCGGATCGGCGAGCAGGGATCGAGCAGTGAAGGCGATCTTTTCGAGAAGTTGGCCCCGGCTCTGTTGTCCGGGTTTCACCAGTGCAACGCCCAGTGCGAACAGCGCCTCACAGAGAGCGCAGGCGTGATCGCCGCCTTCGTTTTGGATCGAGCCGTTATCGTCGCACCGATGGTGCCGGCAGGCTCGAATCAGGTCCACCAACGGCCCACCCTTCGGAGACTCGCCCCCGGTCAACCGCCACCCCCGACGCCGAGCTCGGGACAGTCGATCCGGCGGTGCATGTCGCCGCAGATCCCGCAGCAATGTTGCGGCGCCAACGACATCAACCATTCGGCAAACTCCAACCAAACCCGGCGTCTGATCCGATCGTCGCTGACCTCGGTCCGCTGCTCGCTCATGCTGCGACGAATACGCGAAGCGGTGCAGGAGCGCAAGGAAAACCTTGACGCTCGAGCGCCGACCCGCTGATAGTGCGGACATGGCGAAGCGTCGACACTGGGGCGATCGGATCCTCGACACATTGGGAATCGAGCATCCCGACTCGCCGGCCGTGGCGCGTTCGAAGGCGCTCCGGCAGCGGCTCGAGCAGGAGCGGCTCGAGGGCGCGCGCGCCGCGATCGCCGCGGCGGTTCCATCGTCGCCGGCGCCGCAGCAACTGGCGCTCGTCGCGCCGCACCCCCTCGAGATCCTCCTTCCGCTGCGGATCTTGATCCTCTCGCCGCCGAGGACGAAGAAGACGCACGGCAACTTGATCGACCTCGGCGAGCGCTGCTCGACCTGCGGCCGCGGCAAGCGGTCGATCATGGTTCCATCGAGCGAACATCGGAAATGGTTCAACACCGTCAAGCAATCGGTCGAGCTACAGGCGCCGCCGACGCCGATCACCGGCCCGGTCAATGTCGCGGCGATCTTCTATCGGGAGAAGAACCTCGGCGATCTCGTCGGCTTTATGCAGGCGCTCGCCGACCTGCTCGAGGCGGCGAAAATCCTCGAGAACGATCGGCAGATCGTCGGATGGGACCGGACGCGGATGTCGAAGGACGCCGCGAATCCGCGGATCGAGTGCACGATCGAGCGGATGATCGATCGGCCGTGAGAACTTTTTTCCGACGGTAGAACCGGGTGCACATGCGAAAAAAGTTGACGACCGTGTGACCGCTCGGTTAGTTCTTGCAGCACGACGATCGCCAACCCACGGCGGGTGGGAGATCGCTCGAAAGAGGTAGGCGCCTTTCCGGTAGCAGACGGAGCGCGTCGGGGAAAAAACCGGGGTCGGCTGTAATTCGCCTGCCTCCGGCTCACCCCGGCCCGCCAACTCCGCCGCGCTCCACCTGGTGCCGGAAAGGCTTGTCCGCGTCCGATGGCCCGCGCTGGTCTCAAAGTAAATCGGAAATTCATCCGGCTTGCGACGCAGCTGGGCGCGATCTTCCCGCGAATGGGCGAACTGATCGCCCGGGGCGCTCTTGAGACCATGTGGGATCACGCCTACGAACGGGCCGACGAGCATCTAGGCGACGCGGAAGACGTCGAATGCGCCGCTCGCTGGCAAGGCGATCGCGGCGTGCTCCTGGCGATGCTGCTCGGGTGCGGCGGCGAGGGGCGACCGGGATTCGTCGAGCCGGACCCGGATCGGGGCGGCTACCGAGTTCACGACCTTTGGCAGCATGCCCCCCCATGGGTCCGCCGGAAGCTGGCCTCCGAGGAACGGCGCCGGATCGCCGGGGTCTCGATTTCCGACCTACGCAGGGAAGCAGGGCGGCAAGGAGCCGCGGCGAAGAAAGCAAACGGGAAGCAAAAGGTCGACCTTTTCCCGGTGAGAGCAAATGGTTCGCAAGATGCTGCCCAGGGACGGGACGGGATAGGGACGGGACGGGATAGGGACGGGACGGGACGGGTACAGACAAGGCCCCCCCAGGTCGCGCCGCTCGAGCTCGCCCCAGGAGCTCCCGACCTGGGCAAGCCGGCGAACGCGAAACAGCGCGCCACGGTCGACCGCTTCCTGCAGGCGGCGCTCGAGGTGCTCGACCGGCTGAACGTCGAGCGGATGCGGGTGATCCCCGGGACCCGTAAGATCACCCCGTCGTATTCGGCGCTCTCCGGGATCGCCGGCCGGCTCGAGTCCGGCTTCACGGTCGCCGACTGTCAGCACGTCGTGACCGTCCGCGCCGCCGAGGTCCGCACCGACCCGAGTAGCGCGAAGTGGTTCGATTCGGTTTCGCCGTGGCGAGAGGAGAACTTTCGCCGCTACCTCGACCGCGTGCCGTCGAGGGCGACCAACGTCATGGACCCGGGATCGGAGTCGGATCTCGAGGAGAAGATGCGCCATGGATGAAGATTTGAAAGCGACGCTCGAGCGGCTGACCGCCGGCGCTACGCAGGGGCCCGCCGAGGCGACGAGCCGCTGCGGTCTCCCGGCCTGGCTCCTCGAGGACAAGATCCCGACCGGCACCTACTGCGACGGCGGGACCCATATCCGGGTGAGCGGCTCCGACCCGAAGACCACCAGGCGCTACGACATCGAGACCGTCGGGCGATGCCCAGCGGCGGTCAGCGACGAGATCGCGAAGCGCTACAGCACCGAGCGGGCCCGGTTGAAAGGCCCGATCGATAAGCTGGTGAAGCAGGGCGGCGAGGGCTTCGAAGGCTTCGACGCGCGTCGCCACCGGTCCGCGGCGAAAGCGCTCGAGGTGATGCAGGCCTTCGCCGCCGATCCGGCCGGCGCGAACGTCTTCCTCTTCGGCCCGACGGGTCTCGGGAAAACCCGGCTCATGCTGGCCTCGCACTTCGCGCTCCTGCGGCGCGGGGTCAACTCGCGTTACGTGACCTCGCCGGAGCTCCGATCGCTCTTCCGGCGGAAGGAGTCGTTCGACGAAGACGCGGCGAAGGAAGCGAACGATGCGCTCCTCGCGCTGCAGGGCGCGGCGGTGATCCACGCCGACGACCTCGGCGACATCGAGGGCGACGAGCGGAAGAAAGGCGGCTTCGCCGAGGGTCTGAAAGACCTTCTCCGGCTGGCGCGCGGGACGTGGGTCTTCTCGACCAACTGCGGCTATGCCGAGCTCAAATCTCACCCGGACATCGGCGCGAAGAACCTCTCCCGGATGGTCGAAGGCGCAACGCTGGTGCCGATGGAAGGGAAGGATTTCCGAGTTCAGACCGCCAAGGTCGCCAAATGAAAAAGGGGGAGAAGAAAACGGCTCTCTCCTACGCGATCGATTCGGCGCGCGCGGTCGGTCGGCTCGAGCAGGCGGCGAAGCGATTCACGTCGATCGACGCGGCGAAGGAGATGGCAGATCACAGCCGAGTAGGGGCAACGGAAGACCTGATTACCGCAGCGTTTCAGGTCGTGCATGCGGCGGAGAACGGCCACCGGAGGAGCCGGTGACCGGCGCCGGATCGGTCGAGCAGATCGCGAAGCTCTTCCGCAAGCAAATGCGCGGCCTCACCCTCGAGGCGGTCGCTCACCAGCTCGCCGGGATGTTCTTCGCCGTCTGCGATCAGGGCAACCTCGACCCGCGCGAGATCTACCAAGCGCAGCGGAAGAACCCGGCGCGGCGCGCGGCGAAGGTCGCGACCGTGCGCTGCGAGCATCGGGCGGCCGACCCTGCAGGGGTTGACCCGATCGAATGGCGCCCCCGGTGTCGCCGGCGGACGTCGAGCCCGTCGAGGCTTTGCCACTACCACGAGACCAAGATCGGCAAGCCGGGAAGCTACGGGAGGCGCCGGTGACCCTCGAGCAGGCGAAGGCGGAGCTCCGGCTACTCGCCGTGACCGGCGAGGCGCTCGACGGCTGCTTTTGCAGCCGAGAGACGATCCCGCTCGTCCGGGTGGTGATCGCCAGCGACTGCAAGCGCCACGGCGCCGCGACCGAGATCTACCAGAGCACGCGCGACGACCTGGTGCGGCGCGCCGGCGATCCGACCCCACCGGTCACAGGGATCGGAACGGAATGGATGCGCGCGCCGGCCGTCGAGCGGGTGCCATGGAAGCGCCCCGACGTGGTTGTCGCGCTCGACCCGCGCCGGAAGGACGGTTGACCGATGGGCGCTCTCTGCTGCAGCGGCCTGCACTACCACCTCGACGAGCGCAGTCGCCGGCGCTGCTGCAACGGCGAGCGGATCGTCGCGGTCGAGGGTACACACATTCGCTATTTCGAGCCCGCAGGATCGGGCCCGACTTCGACACGTTGGCGGCTCCCGTCGACGGAGAAAGGACGGAAACACGATGGCACAACGGAAGAATGAGGCGCCCCGGGTCTTTTGGGACGTCGCCCACCAGGTCGGCGCGCTGAAGGGCGGCCTCCTCGGATTCAACAAGAGCGGGAAGACGGTGACGGGGAGTCTCCTCGCCTGTGCGGCGCGGGAGGTGCTCGGTCTGAAGGGCCCGATCGGCTTCTATGACACCGAAACCGGCTCGATGTACGTCCGCGATCTGATCCTGAAGCTGACCGGCCTCGAGCCGCTGATCAAGCGGAGCCGGTCGTTCGAAGACCTGCTCCGCTGGGGTCACCAGTGCGTCGAGGAGGGCGCGGCGGCCGGGATCTGCGACAGCATCACGCACCCGTGGCGCGAGCTCTGCGACTCCTACTTGACCGAGCTGAACGCGGCGCGCGCGGTGCGGCGCTGGTCGCAGCAGAAGAAGCTCGAGTTTCAGGACTGGAACGTGATCAAACCGAAGTGGGGCCAGTGGACGGATTTCTATCTCAACTCCCCGATCTCGATCGTGATCTGCGGTCGCGCCGGCTGGGAGTACGAGATGACCAAGAACGAAGAGACCGAAAAGAAGGAGCTCAACAAGGTCGGGATCAAGATGAAGACGGAGGGGGAATTCGGTTTCGAGCCGTCGCTGCTGATCCAGATGGAAGCCGAGCAGGAGCTGAAGCAGGGGTCTCCGGTCCCGACGATCATCCGCCGCGCGACCGTGCTCGGCGATCGCTTTTCGGTGATCGATGGCCAGTCGACGACCTTCGCTTCGTTCAACTCGCAGAAGATGGCCGAGGTCAAGCAGGCCTACAAGGCGGTGCTCGACTTCTTCCGTCCGCACCTGTCGCTCCTGGTGAGCGGCGCGCACCCGACCGTCGACCTCACCAGCAAAACGGAATTCGGCCTCGGCGAGGACGGCTCGACTAGCTGGCAAGAGGAGAAGCGCCAGCGGGTGATCCTGTGCGAAGAGATTCAAGGGCTCTTTGTCTCGCACATCCCCGGGCAAGCGGCGGCCGACAAGAAGAAAAAGGCCGACCTCCTCGAGGAGTTCTTTCGCACCCGGTCGTGGACCGCGGTCGAGGGGTTGCGCTCGAGCGTCCTTCGCGATGGCCTGCTGAAGCTGCGCGGCAAGCTCGCCCCCGGATCGGTCCCGGCCCAGGCGGCGCAACCCCAGGATCCGGACGTCGACTTCGGAGACCCGGCGGCGAAGAACGCGCCGGATAGCACGAGCCTTACCGACCAGCCTCCGCCGGAAGAGCCGGCCGGCGAAGGCGAAGCGCAGGCGTAGAGGTTTGGAAGCGGGGCGCGGCGCGCCCGGGGCGTGATGGGGAAGACTGCAAGGCGCCGATCGCGCAATTTTGCGGGACGGTAGAGCCGACGATTCTCGAGTACGACGCGCCCCCGCTTCCGATTTTTTGATGGCGATCCGGTTTCCATACGAGGAGCTCGGCGCGGCCGACCGCTACGGCGGCTATCCCCGGCGGCGGCGCGCACGGCTCCCCTTCCTGCTGCTCGGCGCGCTGGCGCTGGTGGCGATCGCATGTGGGGTTTTTCAATGGGAGAGAGCAAGATCGAATGGTGCGACTGTGTGTGGAACCCGACGCGCGGGTGCTCCCTGGTCTCGCCCGGCTGCACCAACTGCTACGCGATGAAGCAGGCGCATCGCTTCTCCGGCCCGGGGCGCGCCTACGAGGGGTTGACCAGGTTGCGCGACAAGGGCGGCCCGGTCTGGACCGGGAAGATCGTGCTCGTCCCGGAGGCGCTCGTCGCGCCGCTGACCTGGCGCCGGCCGTCGAGGGTCTTCGTCAATTCGATGTCCGACCTCTTCCACGAGGGTCTGACCAACGAGCAGATCGCGGCGGTCTTCGGTGTGATGGCTGCTTGCCCGAAACACACCTTCCAAGTGCTCACCAAACGCGCCGATCGGATGCTGCGTTGGTTCGATTGGGTCGCACGGCAAACGCCGGATCCGTGGACGCATTGTCACTCCGAAGCGCTGGCGCGCGACAACGAGGAAGCGATCATCCACACCCATAGCAACGAAGTGATCGGGCGCCCGTGGCCTCTCCCGAACGTCTGGATCGGGGTCTCGGTCGAGGATCAACCGCGCGCCGAGGAGCGGATCCCGCTCCTGCTGAACGTCCCGGCGATGGTGCGCTTCCTCTCGATCGAGCCGCTGCTCGGTCCGGTCGACCTGCGGAAGTGGTTTCGCCTCTCCCGGTTCAAGCAGGATTACGACGCGCTGATCGGGAAGACCCCGGGCGGCGAGCAAGGGATCCCCGACCATCTACGATGGAACGGAGTGCTCCCCCAGTCGCTGCACTGGGCGATCGTCGGCGGCGAGAGCGGCAACGGGGCGCGCTCCTGCGAAATCGGATGGATCCGGGAAGTGGTGAGGGTGGCGAAGATCTGCGGTGTCCCGGTCTTCGTGAAGCAGTTGGGAGCATGGCCCGAAGAGCACATTCGCCCGACCGGGGCGTCCGACGATGGCGGCGACATGATCCCCCTTCGCCTCGAGAGCAAGAAGGGCGGCGACCCGGCGGAGTGGCCGGAGGATCTGCGGGTGCGGGAATTCCCGTTCCCCTATACCGCGAGCTCGGCGAGCTGATGGCCGGCCGGTGTACCACGCACGGTTGCGGCCGCTTGCTGCGCGAGGACGGGACTTGTCCCAACCTGTGCGATCGCTTCCGCGGCGGCTGGCGCAAGCGCGCCACGGTGAAGGCGCAACCGCTCGACGTCGCGATCGGGATCAATCCCCGTGACCTCCCGGCGCTCGACGAGCAGGGCGCCGAGCTCCGCGCCAAGCAGTCGGCGCGCGCGCGGCGCGGCTGGCGCACGAGGTCGCGGTGAGCGCCTGCGGCTGCACTCCAATCGCGCCGAGCGGCTACACGATCAACCCCGATTGCCTGAAGCACGGCGATCGCCGGCGCAACGCGACGCACTTCCGGTGCATCTGCCCCGACTACCTGAACGCCTTCACCTATTGCCCAGTCGCGGCGGAGAACGCCGAGCGTGGGATCGAAGGGTGCCTTCCGCGCTTCATACCGAAGGCCCCCAAGAAGGCGCCCGTCGAGGGCGAGCCGGTCGAGGCGCCGAAGCCGAAGAAGCCCCGGAGGAGAGCATGAGCGTCGACCTCGACGACGTCGCCGACCTGGTCGCCGCGACCGGCGCCGCGCTGCGGCTCGCCGAGCAGATCCACGATGAATCTCGGAGCGAAAACAGCAAAGCCGCGGTGAAGGCGGCGATCATCCTCGCCGGCGCCGCGGTCAAGCTGGCGGCCTCGGAGCGCCACCGGCTGGCGCTCGAGCTCGGTCGCGAGAAGCGCAAAGGGAACGGGTCACCATGAGCCGGAAGAAGATCAGCACGACGGTTTACATCACCCCCGAGCAGGACATCCGGTTGAAAGAGCTACACGACCGGACGAAGGTCCCGGTCGCCGAGTACATCCGGCAAGGGATCGACCTGGTGCTCCGGCACTACCAGGAGAAGCTACCCGGCCAGCGCCGGCTATTCGACGCCGGGACCGACCCGCTACCCCGCGGCGATGGCGAGGAGCGCTAGATGCTGACCGCTCACGAGGAAGCGCTACACGAGCTGTGGAAGTCTCTCGCGACCGATGGCGCCAACGAGGCGAGCCTCGAGGTCGCGCGCGCGGTGATCGAGGGCTACCGGAAAGCCGGCTTCATTACCGACATCGCGGCGAAGGTCTGGAGCTCCGCGATCGAGAAGTGTCCCGGTCACAACTGCTCGGCGATCTGGTGTGCCTACTGCGGCGATCTCCCGATGGACGAAGACGATCCGCGGAGGGACCCATGAGGCGCGTTCGCCTGCGATCGATGTCGAAGAAGCGCGCGGCGGCGCTGAAGGCTCGTCGCGCTCCGGTCGAGGTCAACATCGGGATCCCGGAGAACCTCACGATCAAGCAGGCGGTCGAGGCCTTCCGGCGGGTCGAGGTGTCCACCGCGCGCCGCGCCGGGACCGCGCCGGCGAAGACCCTCCCGATGATCTCGAAGACCCTCCGGGTGCACTGGCGCACCCAACTTTGCGCGCACTGCGGGAAGGCACCGGCGATCGAGCCGCAGCACTTCCCCACCACCGGATCGAACGGGGTCGAGATCGATCTGCTCTCCTACCCGACCTGTCGGAAGTGTCACATCCGGTGCGACATGGCGGAGCGGAACGGCGGCTTCACCCGGGCGGACAAGGCGCTCGCCTTCCATAGTGCGTGGGAGGCGCTCGCGCGCCGCTATCCGACCGTGCTCCGGCTGGTGCTCGCCGAGCTCGCCGAGTCGGGCCGATGATTACTTGCGCAACCGCACCCGGGAGTGGTAGATCGGTCGTGCATGATCAAGCCGACAAAGCCGGAGCTCCGAAAGCTGGTGAAGCGCCACAAGGGCAACACCGCGGCGGCGGCGCGCGAGCTGGGGATCACCCGGCAGGGTCTCGGCTACCACCTGAAGCAGGCCGGTCTCGCCGATCTCTTGACCGAGAAGCGCGACGAGCGGCGGCCGACAAAGGCGCAAGTGCTCGAGGCGCTCGCCGCGACGGCCTCCTACGCGCAGGCCTTCAAGCGGCTGAAGATGAAACGGCGGACCTTCTACAGCCTGGTCGCCGAGTACAAGATCACGGTCGCGTCGGTCGAGAAGCTCCGCGCGAAGTCTCCCCGCCAATAATTACTTGCGCTCCGGCACCTGCCCCGCGTAGGGTGGGCGCTTGAACTTCCCGATCAAGATCTGTTGCCCGTACTGCGGGATGGTCACGGCCTGCGACGTCGAGGCGCCGCGCGCAGTGGTCGCTCGGAAGACCGACCACCGATCGCGGCGGATGAAGTGCTGGTCGTGCGGCGCGCACCTGGTCGTGAAGATCACGGTCCGGCGCGCCGGGAAGGCGCCGCGGCGGTTCGTCTCGACCCGGCAGCGCGAGTTACCGATGAAGGCCCAGCCATGAGCGACGGGCCCGAAGGAGGACAGATCACGACGATCGCGGCGTGGCCAGATGACACGCGCCCGGCGAGCAAGGGATCAGGCGTGGGGGGTCAACCGAGCTCCCCCGTGGATAGTAGCGGCCTTGCCGCGAGCACTACGAGATCCCCGGGTATGGTCGACATCATGCGCGAGGCGCGCGGCTTTTCCGACGACGGGAGCGCGTCACCGAGGATACAGCTTGCCGGAGAATCGGGTGCTACAGCCGGGGTAGGACCGGCCGATCGTCAGCTTTTCACCGAGCGGGAACGGCTGATCGCCGTGCTCCGCACCAAACACCAGGAGGGATCGGACATGGCCAAAGGGAAGAAGAAGCGCGGATCGTCGAAGCAGACTCGGATCCCCGGGACCGAGCGCAAAGACGTCAACAAGGAGATCGAGAAGCTCGCCGCGAAGTACGTCGAGATCCGGGACGAGCGGATGAACCTCACCGAGCACGAGGTCGTCGCGAAGGCGGCGCTCGTCGCGGCGATGGACGCCAACAAGTTGACCACCTACCGGTGCGACGACAACGATCTCGCCGTCGAGGTGATCGACGTCCACAACGTGAAGGTGCGCAAGGTCCCCCAGGTCGACGGCGATGCCGGCGAGGACGAGAGCGACGAGGCCGGAGCGTAGGAGGGTCCCCCAGTGAAGCCGCACCGAATCGAGGTGATCGACATGACCGAGCGGACCCGGAGCGAACAGGCGGCGGAGTTTCGCGTGCGCCTGCAGGAGCTCGAGCAGGAGGTCGCCACGGTGCGCGCGGCCTGGCATGCGGCCCCGGCCGGTCCCGGGAAGGACGCCGCAGGCGCTCGGCTCGACCTGTTGAGTCCCTACGTTGCCGCCCAGCGGGCCCAGCTGGGGCTACTGGAGCGCGCCGCGGCGCTCGAGGCGCACGACGCCGAGAAGACCGCCGACCCCGCGCCGGCCGGCGCCGAGGAGGCGACCCGCGCCTACCTCGAGCTGAAGGCCGAACGTTGGCCCGAAGGATGACTTCGCGGGAGGTGCGGCCATGCGGGAGCCGGTGAAAGACCGGCAGGCGCCGGCGGTCCCCATGACGCCGGCGCTCGTTTCTTCCCTCCGGCGGATCCGTCACGCCTTCGTCCGGATCGGGTGTGACGAGCCCTACCAGACCCCCACCTATCGGCACGCCTACGGCTGCAAGAGCTGGTGCGAATGGTGGGAGACCTATCACGACCTGGTCGCACCCGAGATCGCCCGGCTGCTCGAGGAGGTCACGGCGGCCGCGAAGCCGTGCGCGTTGTGCATCGCCGAGGCGGCCGCCGAGGGCGACGATCTTCGAACGTTCCCCTAACCCCCCACCACCGGCACAGGTCTAGCAGGAGCATCGACCCCATGACCACCAAGACCGTATCCCCGATCCGACCGCCCGGGACCCCGCTACAACGCGCCACGGCCGAAGCGGAAGCCGAGGACGACGAGGACACCCCGGACGGCCCGGGACCGCTCGAGAAGGCCATCGCGCGCGCCGAGCGCACGGTGATCACCGTCTACCTGAAGAAGAACGGCGGCAACCTGAGCGCGACGGCTCGAGCGCTGCGCATCGGGCGCCGGACCCTCGACCTCAAGATCGACGCGCTCGGCTTGCGCGAAGAGGCCTCGCAGATGCGCGCCGAGAGCGGCGCCAAGGGTCGGCGCGCCAGCACCGACCACGCCGGTTGATAGCGCAAGTTACTGCGCAACTATTGCGACCCCCGAAAAAAGATTGCGTAGCAGCATAACCCCGCAGCAGCTGCGCACATAACCGCGCTACTCCCCGAAACACCCCCCGATCGCTCTGCAATCTTTGCGAGGCTGCACCTCTCGACCGCTCGCCGATCCCCGCGCGCGGCGTAGCGCCGAAAGCTGCGCAATTAGGCACGCCGACTGCAGAGACCCCGGAGCATGGAAACGACGACCACCGCGGAGACTCTGAAAATCGGCGACCGGTTCACGATCGCCGGCTACGCGACCAAGAAGGTCGATAACGGGACCTTCGAAGTCTGCAACATCCTCGACCTCGACGAATCCCACAAGGCGAACCCGGAGCTCCTCTATCTGCGCGTCGTGCGCGGCGCGGTGACCACCGGCCGTAACTCGACTCAGATCCGCGGCGGGCGCCGGTCGTGGCTGGTGCGCCTCGAGGGCGAAGGCTTCCTCAAGGTGGTGCGCTAGTGGCCCCCGAGTTCGACACCGCGCAGCGCCGGACCTTCGACCAGCTCGCCGGCCTCGAGCGGCGCGCGGCGGTTCGCGCGGCGAAGCGGGCGGCGCAGGTCGGCGGGCCCGACCCGCTGGTGAAGCGCGGCGACTACGCGCTCGGCATGGCGCGCCGGCTCGGCTTCTTCGCCTGCATCGGGCGCTCGCCGATCGCGATGGCCTTCGTCGGTCGCAAGATCCGCGAGAGCTACGCGCGCCGCGACGTCGCTCCGCTCCCCGCCGACCTGGAGACCCTCTAGCCCATGGAAAATCTCGCGACTCTTTTCGGTTGGATCGACCTCTTCAAGTCCACCTGTAGGGATAAAGGAATCTCGATCTGCTCTCCGTCGGCTGCCATCGCCATCATGCGCCGCGTTGGCGTGCGCCTTCGGGTCGAGTCGTGATCGCCACCCCGCACGGCACGATCGAGATCCTCGGCTACGAGCGGAGCCGGGACACCGGGCGCTACGTGTGGCGCCTCGAGCGCTGGACCGGAAACGCCGACGGCCGGAAGGTCAACGAGCGGTCCATGTGCACCGGCAAGGGCGACGCCTCGCCGCGGCGCTCGACCTACCCGACCGGCTACGATTCGAAGTGCAGCGCCTGCTACCTCGGCGCCACGCACACCGAAGACCTGCACGCCGCGAAGGTGGCATCGTGACGCAAACGCCAAAACTGGACGATGACGTGCTGTACATCTGCGACAACGGCGCGTGCTACTGCGGCGCGCACTGCGGCTCTTCGGCCCGCTACACCGGTCGGGATCTCTCAGGGCAGAAGGTCGCCAAGGTGACCCCGGCCTATACCACCGAGGCGGCGCGGCTCGGTTTCAAGATCAAGTGCGAGATCCCCTCGTGCGGGAAGGTGGCATCGTGACGCAGCTGAATCTCGGGGTCGCGGTAGTCGCGAAGTGGGAGCGCCTGAGCTCGGCCGGTGACAAGTGCTCCGCGCACTGGCGCCACGTCTCGGGCTGGGAGGTGAAGCACTGCGGCCACCCGACGGCGAACTACCCGTATCACGGGGTCGACCTCGAGGGACGGATGATCGTCGCCACCAACGGGCGCGGCTTCATCAACCTGCAGCAGGCGAAGGACGCGGTCGAGTCGGCTTCGGAGGGTCTCGCCGACGGCTGGCGCTACCCCGACGCCGCGACCTACTGCGCGACCTGCGGCAAGCTGGCGAGCTGGACGAGCGCCGAGGACGGCAAGCCGCGGTGCGGCGTGCACAGCGACCAGGCGATCGCCAAGCGCGCGGCGAAGGCGGCGGCGCGGAAGGCGAGCGGCAAATGAAGCGCTTTCAAGCTCGGCGCTCGAGCGGCCGGTTCACTCGCAACACCACCGAGAACACCTTCGGCCTATCGATGAACATCCACGGGCGCAAGGCGGACGGCTCATGGTGCGGCGCGCTCAACCCGTCGAAGCTCGGCGAGGAACGGCCGACAGTGTGCAACCGTTGCGGCGAGAAGATCACCCCGGAGACCGCCGAATGAATTGCGCGGCCTGCGGTCACTCGATCGATCTGCACGGGCGCCGCGGCGCTGGTGCCTGTCGCCACGGCTCGGCGTCGCCGCTGGCGGTCGCGGTCGAGGTGGTACGGCGGGCGGTCGCCGCCGGCCTGAGCAAAGAGGAGCGGACCGAGCTCGTCGACCGAGCCTTCAAAGAGGCGCCGGCGCCGTGCAAGTGCAAGCGCTTCCGCAAGACGGCAGCGCAGAAAGCGAGCGGACAGTGAGCGAAGACCTCGACCCCGACACCTGTAGCGCTCCGTTGATGCCGACGGTGACCGAGCTCCCAGGATCGACCCCAGAGCGGCGGATCTACCTGCTCGAGGGCGGCGACCTCGCCCCGGAGTGGGCGAAGAAAGTTCGCCCCACCGAGGAGGCTTGGTGTCGAATCGTGGTCTACGGAAACGCGATCGGGGTCTACGGCGGCGAAGTGTGGCCCGCGGCCTGGCCCGATCTCTTCACGGCTGACCCGTCGAACCCGCGCTATCACGGCGGCGCCGGGATGATCGTCACGCCGCTGGGAATGATCCTCCTCGCCGGCGCGCGGGTCGCCTGATGTTGTGGATCTGCCCGAAGTGCACCTCCGGCAAGCTCGGACCGTCGCGGATGCGCGGCGACGACGTGCGAGCTTTCTGTTTCCCCTGCTCGACATCGACCGGGCGGATGGTGAAGAGGATCTCCCCGGCGCGCGAGTCGGCGAAGACCACGAAGGAGGCACGCGCGAAGGTCGCCTCCGACAAGCGCGCCGTCGAGCGCCTCGCCGCTCGAGCCCGCGCACGCGACGCAGCGACTGAACGCGCGGCGGCGAAGCAGGCGATCCGCACCGCTCCGATCGTCGAGGTCGCGAAGCTCTCCGGCGACGTCGCATTCCGGGAAGCGATCGCGCGGTATTGCCTGCTCAAGGCGTGGGAGCAGCCGATCAAGATCCGCGAGTTGGTGATCCGCTACGGTGATCGACCGTGGACCACGGGGCGCGCGTGGCCCCGGCATGGGCGGATCGCGATCACTTGCGGGAGCAACCTCGCCGACAACCACGCAACCGCGATCCATGAGATCGCGCACCTCGCGGCGGGCGAGGATCACGGACACGATCACCGCTTCAACGGCTTCCTGCTTCTCGCGGTCAAGGAGCTGACCGGGATCGAGGTCCGGCCCGCGGCCTGGGACAAGTCGAGCGTTCAAGCAGCGGTGCAGGTTGCCGTCGCGCGCTACCTCTTCGGAGAGAAATCGGAGGTTGCCTAAGATGGCCATCACCGAGCAGCAGCAAACGACCCTCCTCGCGCGGCTCGCCGACCTGCAGCTGCGGCTACAAAACGACCTGGTGAACGCCCCGGATCGGGCGCTCCGCGGGCGCTACCTGCTCGAGCTCCGCGACGTCGAGGTGTGCATTGACGCGGCGATGGAGCTCGAGACGATCCCGGACACGGCGATCACCGCGGCGGTCGGTCCCCAGGCGGCGATCCACGTCGACGCGGTCGCGGTCGACCGCAACCGCGCCGACCCAGCCGGCGCGCGCGGCTGGAAGCTCGAGCTCGCCGGCGGGATCGTAGCTCTCCGATGCGTCCCGGCGGCCGGCGGGACGTGGCGCGTCGAGCAGAAGGAGCGCGGCGCCCCGCACTGGCGCGACGTCGGCGCGGCCGCTTCGCCGATCGACGGGATCCGCAAGCTCATGCGCGGCGGGATGCTCGCCGGCCTCTTCAACATCGTTTTCCATCCCAGGAGGATCGGATGAAGTTCAACGCACGGCTGACGGAAGAAGACATCCGCGACGCGATCGGGTGCTACGTGATGAAGAAGCACGCCGGCGTGATCGTCTCGTCCGTGACCTTGCATGTCGACCAGGCCGATCGCCCGGGTAGCGGGTCGGTGGTCACGGCCTCGGCGGACTACGAGCTCCACGCCGCGGCCCAGGGTAGCGATTCGTGATCGAAGCGACGGCGAAATTCACGATCGAGATCCCCGTGCGCGAGGTAAGGCGAGAGGGGATCGCCATTGGCACCGTGCGCGACCAGGGCGCGACGGTGCGCGTCGAGGTCTCCGTCTCGCCGCTCGCCGGAGCGGCCGGGATCGGAAAGGCGAAGGAGTTCTACGAGCTGTGCGAGAACTGGATCAGGGCGAACATTGATCACGACGATGGGGGAGGCTGAAGCGCAAACAAATTACTTGCGCTCTGGCACCACGTAAGCGTATCTGTCAAACACCCAGGAGGAGGCGGAGATGACCTATAGCAGCTATTGGGACTTGTCGGAGAGGGAGCGCGCCGCACTGAACCATGACCAGGTCGAGGGCTTCATTGACGCCGAGTTGATGCGGCTCGGCGTGCTGAAGGTCGAGCCGCTGAAGCTCGAGGATCCGATCCCGGTCGCCTCGCCGGTCGGGTCGTTCTTCGGTTTCAAGCATGGGGTCTCGTCGCTCGACGTGCTCTTCAACAGCGCGGACGATGCGCAGCGGTTTCTCGAGCTCAAGCCGTTGATCATCGGGCGCGACTGGGCGCGGTCGTTCTCCGCGGAGTTCGTCGAGGAGGTGAAGGAGCCGGAGATCTGCATGCGCCAGCTCTACAGCCGCGCCGAGCGGGATACGCTCCGGGTCACCCTCGATCGCAACATGGCGATCAAAGAGGAGAACGAGAAGCGCACGCGCGAGCACCGGGTGGCGCTCGACGCGCAGGATCAGGCGCTCGCCGGCATGTGGGCCGACTGGTATCTCTGCAGTACGAAGGCGCGGGAGATGAAGCGGATCCTCGACACCCTCGCCGAGTACAACAAGATCACCAGCGATCCGGAGGTCGCGAAGACTTTCCTCGGGAAGGTCTTCACCGCCGACAAGATCGCCGAGGCGATGACCTGGACGGACGGAGCCTAGCCGGTGAAGATCCTATCCGTCCGTGGGGTCTACGCGCTCGAGGCAACGCAGGCCCGGGAGGACATCGCGCCCGTGGCGAAGGCCGGCGCCTTTCGCTTCCACGCCACCGACCGTTGCCCGACCGACTGCCCCGGGTGCGCGGCGCGGGTCCCGGCCGGCTGGTGGTGGTGCGACAACGAGGAGGACGTCGCGCGCGCCGCGCACGCCGCGGAACGCCTCGGCGAGGTGCTCGAGATCGGCGACGACCAGCTGCGCGCCAAGGTCGACGAGCTCGTCGCGGCGCGCAAGGCGCAACCCGAGGAGCTCGAGCGGGTGATCGAGATGAAGGTGCGGGTCAAGCTCGCCCGGGGGTGCGGCGACACCACCGCGCAGGTCGGCGCGACCGTGGCGAAGCAGCTTCAAAAGGCCTTTCCCGCTTCGCTGAAGAAGACGCTCGAATACGAGAGCCTCGCCGTGCTCGAGCACCGGGAGGTGAAGCTCCCCGAAGAGTGGGTCTCGATCCGCGGCCTCTTCGGCGCCGACCGAATCCCGGCCGACGTCGCGAAGATCCTCCGGCGAGCGATGGCGAAGGCGGTCAAGAACGGCGCCACCAAGGGATGGCAGACTCTCGAGCCGATCGCCGCCGACTACCTCGCCGGCCCCGGCGACTCTTCGGACGACGGCGAAGAGGCGCCTTCGCTCCCCGGCCTGGGGCGCCCGTGAGCGAGCCGACAAAGGCGCAACTTTGCGCCTCGAGCACCCGGCGCCCGTGCGGTCGGTGCGTCTTCTGCCTCGCCTGGGACGAGCGGGAAGAGGAGAACGAGCGGGAGACCAGGCGCCACCGACACGGCGGCGGGACGTTGGAAGCGATCGGGATCCCGCGCAACTGGGAGAACATGACCAGCGGCGAGATCCGCGAGCACATGGATCGGCTCGAGCGGATCGTGCGCGAAGGCGGCGACAAAGGCTAATGCGATGCCAGCGCATCCCGGGGCTAGGTTTCGTCTGCGGCGCTCCGAGGCCGGCGCGGTGCAGCGTCCCGGGATGCACGAAGGAGCACGTCGCGTTGTGCGACTGGAAGCTGAAGGCGCCGGCGCGCCGCAAGACCTGCAGCGCGAAGTTGTGCGCGGACCACACCACCAAGCCAGCGCCCGACAAAGATCTGTGTCCGGCGCACGTCGAGGCCTGGAAGAGATGGAAGGCGGAGCACCCGAAGGAGGGATCCCCATGAGCACCCGGAATGGATTCTTGCGAGCGGCGGAGATGCTCGAGAAGCTCGCCGAGGTCGGCGAGCCGCTCAACAAGCAGGGGGCGGTCGGTCTCCGGCTCGGCGCGGCGACGATCCGGATGGAAGTCGACGCGATGGACGCGCGGCCGCCGACCGACCAGAGCGACGAAGAGCTGCTCGAGCTGATCGTGAGCCGGACACACGTTCTCACGGTGAAGGATCACCACGGCGGCACCGGCGGGATCCACATCCGGGACAACGGCGCGCAGGGCAACCACCGCTATTGGAAGGTCGAGGGCGGCGGCCGCGGCTACCTCGCCGCCGATGGTCGCGGATGGGTTTTGCCGATCAGCCTGGGATCCTTCGGGACGAAGAAGACCGAAGACTTCGAAGAGGTCGAGGCCTTGATCCGACCCGACTACACCTTCGCGTCGCCGATCGAGGCGGTGCGGGCGCTCGTCGCGGCCGGTGAGTGGGAATGAGCTACGCCGAGAATACGAAGGTCCCGGTCGAGCGGTCGAAGGCGGAGATCGAGAAGCTGCTCGATCGGTACGGCGCGACCGGCTTCGGCTATGCGGTCGAGGAGAAGCGCGCCGCGGTCACCTTCAAGACCGCCGACCGCCTGGTGCGCTTCAACCTCCCCCTGCCCAATCGCCCCGAGAGCGGCGCGCGCGCGAAGCTGGTCACCGAGTACGAGCAGCAGACCCGGGCGAAGTGGCGCGCGCTGGTGCTGGTGATCAAGGCGAAGCTCGAGGGTATCGAGAGCGGGATCACCACCTTTGACGAGGCCTTCCTCGCCCACATCGTGATCACCAACGGCGAGACCGTCGGCGACTGGGCGCGCGCCGAGCTCGATCAGATCTACAGCGGCAAGCAGGCGCCGCGGCTCATGCCGCCCGGTGGGAGCACGGTCCGATGAAGAAGACCGCCACCCCGATCCGCGACGAAGACGAACCGCGCGAGCCCACCATGAAGAGCTCGCCGATCATCTTCTCCGCCGAGATGGTCGACGCGATCCTCGAGGGTCGGAAGACGGTCACCCGGCGGATCGTGCTCGACATACCGAAGGACGCGACGAACGTCCGGGTCGTTGCCGACGTGCTGAAGTGGGGCGGCTACGGCAAGGGCGAGGCCTGGGGTCGCATCCCCTCGCCCTATGGTGATGTCGGGTGCGAGCTGTGGGTGCGGGAGAACTTTTGGCACTGGGGGCGATGGGGCTGGATCGAAGGGACCACGAAGACCGGCCGGCTCCGGGAGCGCTTCTTCGAAGAGGGTCGGAAGATCGCCTTCGGGCAGGAGGAGCCGGAGGGCGGCCGCGCGCAGGTCCGGCACCTGGTCGGCTGGCATCGGCGGCCGGCGATCTACCTCCCCAAGTGGGCGCCGCGGATCCGGCTCGAGGTGGTCTCGCTGCGGGTCGAGCGCCTGCAGGCGATCACCGAAGAGGACGCGCGCGCCGAGGGCGTGCTTCGGGAATGCGACCCGAACGATCCGGATCTCCAGTTCGAAGGCAACGGCGGCGAGGACGTCGGCGGCGGACACGGCTACACGATGCCCCGCTCCTTCGTCTGCGGCTTCGCCAATCTGTGGGAGCGGATCAACGGCGATCGCGCCGGATGGGACACCGACCCGTGGGTATGGCGGATCGGCTTCAAGCTGAAGCGGTCGCTCGATCAGGCCTTCGCTCGAGCGCAAGATGATCACGAGGAGGCGGGCGCCGCTGGCGACGCCGATCTGCCGACCGGGACGCTATTCGATGCGGCAACGGTGATGCGATACGAACGGATCGATCCGGAAACGCCGGAAGAATAGGAGCCCTATGTACCCCGAGACCATCGAGACCGCGAAGGCCAAGATCGACACCCTGAACGTCGAGCTCGCCGAGGCGCGCGCCGAGCTCGCCTTTCTGAAGGACGCCCCCGCTCCGACTCCGCCACGGCCTCCCCTGCGGATGCCGCTCTTCTTCTTCTTCTTCTCGGGCCTGCTGGTGGCGATCCTCGGTCACCAGTACGCCCCCGGGTGGCTGTGCTCCTGCGAGCCGGTGCCGGTGGAATCCGAGCAGACCATGAAGCTCCGGCACACGGTCGCCGATTGCGTGCTGACCTGCGCGCTCGACCAGCTCGAGCAGGAGGTGAAGGACGCGGCGGCGCCGACCATGGAATGGCACATGGAGCCGACCCCGAAGACCGCGCCACCGTTGCCAGCGCCAGCGGATGGTCTGGTCTCAGGAAATACGATCGCGTGGTCGCCGACGCCGAGCCACATCCCCCCGCCGGCCTGGTGGGCGACCGGCGAGCCGACCGCCCGGGACGTCGAAGAGCACGCGGGAGTGGGAGACTACTTCCCGGGGGTCTCCCGTAATTGCTCCTACCAGGGCGAGACCTGCACGAAGAACGATCTCTATTGGAACAAGCAGAGCATGGAGTTCTATCACTTCGTGTGCACCGGGAAGGGGCCGCAGTTCTATTTCAAGTGTCCCCAGGATGATCCCCAGTGAGCGGCGACCTCGAGCGGGTCGAGCGGCTACAGGCGCTGGGACGGGTGCGCGCGAAGGCCGACACCGTCGCGATCGCCGCGGCTGAGATCGCGCACGGCTGGGATCACCGGCTGACCCCTTCGCAGAAGCAGGCGCTCGCCGAGATCATCGCCGACGCCGCGCAGCAGGAGAGCGACGCGCGCCGGGAGGTTGAGGCGCTGATGACCCCACAACCCGGAGGGCTGCAGGGATGACCAACGAGCAACGCGCCGCCGAGCTCCGGCTGAAGGTGATCGCGCGCGCCGATGACGCCGAGCGGGTGCTGAAGGGGGCGCTCGACGCCGCCGAGGTCCGCGGGGCGACCGAAGTGCTCCGGGTGGTCGAGGAGCACGCCTATTCCGGCGAGACCTGCAACGAGCTCGGATGCGACTGGACCAAGATCGACGCCGGCGAAGGCGGCGGCGCGGCCGAGATTGATGCAGCCTGGCGCGCCCATGTGATCAAGCTGGCGCTGGGGGCTTCATGAACTGCGAGAAGTGCAATCGCCCGAAGGCGACCGAAGGCGTGGTCGAGCCCATGGCCATTTTGTCGAAGTGCTCTCTCGTGCTCTGCTGGCGCGAGCTCCGGCCTCAGTCGGCGGTCTTCCGGGATGACTGCGAACGCGCGGCCGATCCTCTACGCGGTCTCTCCGTCGAATCGGCGGTCGACCCCGAAGACGACAAGACCGAAAAGGTAGATCATCCTCCCCACTACACCGGCCATCCGTCCGGCGTCGAGTGCATCACCATCGTTGAGCATTTCGGGTTCAACCTCGGCAACGCGATCAAATACATCTGGCGGGCGGCGCTAAAGGGGGACCTCGTCGAGGATCTCAAAAAGGCCCGTTGGTACATCGACCGGGAGATCGGTCGCCTAGAGGCCGGCAAGTGATCGCCGGGAAGATCTGCCGGGACTATGGCGACGTTCCGGGATGCCTCGGCGATCCCGACGAGCGCTTTACGATGCGCTTCGACACCATCGGGCAACCGCCGATCTACTGGTGCGCGCACTGCGGACCGGAGGCCAAGAAGATCGATGAAGCGCTGAAGCGCCTACTCGAGTCGGGCGCCCCGGAGGACGTGAAGGCCTTCGAAAGCGCCGTCGACGAAGCGACCGAGAAGATGCGGAGGGAAGCGCATTGACCACCCGGATCGCCATGGCGAAGAAGCTCCATCACCTTTGGTTCCCGGGATGGCACACCACCGAGGAGCGGCGCCGCGGCGCGACCTGCTCACGGTGCGGCCTGAAGGCGTGGCAGGTCGAGCGGGAGGGGAAGCTCGTTGTCCCCGGCGTCCCGGAGCTCGAGCCGCGCCGCATGCGCGTGCTGATAATCGAGACCCAATGGGGCGACGGCATGCGGGTCCCGTCGTTCCTGTTGCCGAACTGCACCGGCGAGGTCGGCTAAATGTGCACGCTCGATCCGAACCTACCCGACACCGGCGCCGGGATCTGCTGCATCGGCGCTGCGGTCTATGGCCCCGGCGGCTGCACTTGCTGGGAGCCGGTCTTTGATCAACCGCAGTCGCAGGAGCTGCAGGAGGGGCCACCGCTGCAGCGGACGAAAATGTGCTCCGATTGCGCCTTCCGGCCTGGAAGCCCCGAGCGTTCCGGCGATCAGCGCTTCGACCTGAGCGGGCCAGGGGAGATCGAGGATCTGGTCTACTCCGGGGCGTCATTTGCCTGCCACGTCGGCATGCGCCAGACGGTGCGCCTCGAGCACCCGACCGGCGCGGTAGTCGAAAGCGGCCCCGGAGGCTACTCCCCAGCGAAGACCGCCACCCGTTCATGGAAGGCGGACGGTAGTCCGGCGGAGCTCTGCGCAGGCCTCGCGCAAGCCCGCGCGAAGTTGGGTCTCCGATGAAGCGCCGCAAACGCGCCGACCGAGCCGCGCGCATCTTCAAGGCCTTCGGCTTCTCCGAGGTCAAGCGCCCGGCGGCTCGAGCGCCGGCACCACCAGCTGAGCAGGTCTCGGAGCTCGAGCCGCTCCGGGACGTGATGACCTCGGCGTGTCTCACGACCCCCCGCGGCCGGCTGGTGGTGGTCTCGGTTCTCTCCCCCTGTGGCCATTCGATTTGGCGCTATGTGCAGAAGGAGCCGACCCGGCCGGCGAAGCAACGGCGGTGCGTCGCTTGCTGGCTCGACGTGGTCACGCGCCGACCCGGGCGAGCGTGGGGACTATGAAGCCGCGCACCGCGCTTGAACGCGCCGCGGCCCGCTGGGGCTGGGCGAGCGTTTGGTCGAAGCTCGGCGAGTCCCGGGTGCTCTTCGGCCCGATGTTCGACCCGGCATGATCTGCAACCGCTGCAAGAGGGAAGAGGCGACCGCGCATGCGGAATGCCCGCTCGGCTGCGGATGGCGGCGCGACCTGTGCGAAAACTGTGAAGAGGTCGGGATCCCGGGGCGCTTCATCGCACGCGCCACCGTCAAGGCGCTGGGCGGTCACATGAATGTCCACAGCGCGAAGAGGATCCGCCGACCGAGACCTCGGTTCTTCATGCGGATCATCGCCGAGGAGCTCCCGGCCTGGTCGGCGCTCGGATGGAAGGACGACGGCACCGGACACCATAGCCCGTCGGTCGGTCCGGTGCTGCTGCTCGAGTGGCGCGGCCGCGGCGCGCCGAAGACCCCCACCACCACGGAGATCCGATGATGTCGAGAGCTCGAGACGACGCCGACGAAGAGACGGCGCCGGCGGCGAAGAAGCCGCGCAAGGGCCGCAACAAGGCGCGCCGCGAATTCGTCGAGGAGCTCTCGACCGGCCTCCGGCGATGGATCGCCGCCGATGTCCGGCGCTGGGCAGACGAAAGCGCGGCGGCCGCGGCCGCTGGTGAACGGGTCCCGGCTGGTCGCGACTCGGAAGGCGACAAGTTTCGGAGCACTGGCCTCTCCGGCGCCTACTACCGCGTTTGGCTCTACAGCGGGAACGAGCTCGGGAGAACCTTCGGCCCGGCCGGCGAGGGCTGCATGAAGGTTCGCACCCACGGCGGCGGCGGGCCCGCCCGGGAGACCCTCGAGGAGGACGACCGGCTATCCAAGCTCTACGCCCGGGTGGTCGCCTCTCTCTCCCAGGTCGATCAGGTGATCCTCGCCTACTGGTCGCTGGCGACCCGCAAGGTCCGCACCGAGTGGTGCGCCTGGGTCGCGGAGAAGCTCGGCGAGCACGACCTATCGGACGTCAATCACAACGCCAACGGCGGACCGTGGACCGGGCCGGCGGTCGCGATGCGAATCAGCCGGATCAACGAGCGGATCGCGCTACTGATCCTCGACGCTCAAAAGGACATATAGCGTCAATGGAAGTTGATTCTCAGGGAGGGCGAACGTGAGCGCTCAGCGAAAGGCAGTAGGTTTGTCGACGTCGCAGGTAGAAGCGCTACTCGCCGATCGTTTCGCGGCGCCAGAGTATGCGACGTTGTTCAACGTCAAGAACCGAACCGGCTACGGCAAGGAGCGGTATGCCGACGCCCTCAGTATGAACCTCTACCCGTCGCGCGGGCTGGAGTTGTCGGGGTTCGAGATCAAGGTTAGCCGCTCAGACTGGCTGCGCGAGAAGGACGATCCGGCGAAGGCGGAGGAGATCCAGCGCTACTGCGATCGATGGTATCTCGTCCTCGGCGCCGCGGAGATCGTGAAGCCCGGCGAGTTGCCGCCGACATGGGGCTTGATCGTTCCTGATCGCGGCGCGCTCAAAATCGCAATCGAGGCGCCGAGGCTTTCCCCTCATCCCCTCGATCGCGTGTTCATCGCGGCCATGCTCCGACGCGCGACCGAGCAGTCCCCTGATGTGATCAAGGCTGCCGAGTTTCGCGGATACGAGCGCGGCCATAAGAAGGGCAGCGAGATGGCAGAAGCCAAGTCTGCGGCCCTGGCGACGAGGCTCGAACAGCAGCAGGAAACCCACTCGGAGTTGATTCAGAAGGTCCATCGATTCGAGCAAGCCGCCGGGATCTCGATCGTTGGATATCGCGTCGACGCGAAGATCGGCGAAGCGGTGCGCCTTGTCCTCGCTGGCATGACGGCGGACCTGGAAAAGTACCGCGCACAGATGGCTCACCTCGTTGAGCGCGTCGACGAATCGATCGCAACGCTGAAGGCCACGTAGAGACAATGACGATTGATTCTCAAAAGGAGATCGCCCGATGAAGAAGACGCCCCCGAAGAAGCCGAGCCGGGCGACCGCGCCGCTCGTCGAGAAGATGGGGATCCGCCACGTCGCCGCCGACTACAAGCGGATGGACGGCCTCTTCGTCGCACCCGGCCGGATGGTCGCCTTCGACGAGCCGCTCTTTCTCTTCCCGGGCCAGGAGATCTACGCCCCCCGGACGATCGAAGAGGGTCAATACGTCGTCCGGGTGGTGGTCGACGGCGTGCTGACCCGCACGGTCCGCGCGCCGCTTCACCCGACCCCGGTCCCGATCGCCGCGCCGGCGCTTCAATCGGTCCCCCTCGAGCCGGCGCCCGAGGCCACCTTCGCCCCGCAGGCGCTCGAGGCGCCGCCGAGCTCGCCGCCTGTGCGCCTGGTGCGCGTGCAGCAGCCACCGAACGACCTCGCCGAGCGGCAAGCCTCGGGCGACCTCCTGCGCGCGCTGTGGGCGCTCCTGTGGCCGGTGCTCTGCTACTTCCGGCTGCACGCCTGGCGCACCTACCGGAAGGTGATGATCGACCCCAACCCGGGCGAGCTCGGTCCGTCGCAGCTGATCGCCGCGCGCCAGCGCTGCGCGCGCTGCAACAAGGAACGGTCGATCGTCCGATGAAGCTACCGGACCACTACCCCACCAGCGGCGAATACCTGCTCGAGCCGCTCGAGGGGCCCGACGGCCGGCTCTACTCGATCATCCCCTTGACCTTCGGCCGGGCGCGGATCGTCGTGGGGCGCGACCGGCTCACCTATGACGACGGGTGGTGATACGAGCGCCCCGGCGTAGCGGTCGCTGCGCTCCAAGCCTGGGATCCGATGGTGGCGAAGGAACCGGAGGGATGGATCCGGCACCCGGAGACCGGCCGACGGCGCCCCGATGGCGATGCAACAAGGGAATACGTGAGCCGGTGAGGCTCGACGAGTACCTGCAGGTCCGCGAGGCCTTCGCCCGCGAGCAGGCGCTACGGCTTGCCGCCGAAGCGGTGCGCGGCGAGCTCCTGCAGAGCGTCGCGCGGATCAAACTGAAATGGGAGGCAGCCGAGCGGCGCGCCGACGACCACCCTAACGGCAGCTGGGGCGGTCTCTACGCGCAACGCGACGCCTGGCGCACCTTCGGCCTGCACTGGCGCGAGCAGGCCCGATGGTTGCGAATCGCGCTCGCCGCGGGCCCGCTGCTCGAATGGATGCACTGGAGAAAACCGAGATGAAAAAGGCCACCCTCTCCGACAAGGGGATCCGGACGCTCGCCGCGCTGGCGCTGGCGCCGATGCCACGGCAGGAGATCAATCCCGGCCTCGCGCGGAAGCTGCTGCTCGAGGCGCTCGCCGAGGAGATCGTGCTACCGAGCCCATACCGCACGGTCAAGGGCGACGTGCTCTATCTCCGGATCACCGGCGCCGGCCTCGCGCGCTTGCCGATCCCGGTCCCCCGCTTCAAGGATGATCGGATCGTCGCCACCCTATCGATGCGCCGGAGCGTTTGGAGCTCGATCGCCGACGGCGGCGATACCCACCTCACCGCCTGCGCGGCGGCGCAGTGCGTGATCGAAGGGCGCTCGCACTACGCGATCACGGCGGCCTTGTCGCCTGGTCGACAACCGGCCTTGCTGCGGCTGCTCGTCGAGGCGCGCGCCAACGTACAGGCCAGCATCGCCGACACCGGGATCAGCGACGACCAGCGGAGCCAACGAAGAAGCCTCTACGATCGCCTGCACGACACAATCGAACGCGCAAGGAAAGGCGGCCGCCGATGACCAAGCTCCCCCCGACCCTCTCGCTCGTCGCGGATAACGCCTTCGACAACTACACATCGCAGCGATCCCGCCCCCTCGAGGTGATCGGCCTGGCGATCGCGCACCTCGACGAGAAGGTCGCGGCGATCACCATCCCGCGCAACATCTGGCGCGTGATCTCGCTTCACCCGACCGTGCTCCCCTACCTCGCCACCTTGCGCGCCTCGGCACGGCGCCTCTCGTTCCGGCTCGGTCCGTTCCACTTCGAATGGAAGGGTCGGCAGAAGGAAGCGCGCGAGCTCCTCGACGAAGCGCTCGGGGTCGTCCCGGGAACGATCCGGATCATCGAGGAGGCGGCGAACGTGATCCTCTTCGAATCGAAGACCGGCGACATGGTCGCAGTCGACAAGGTGCTGACCGAAGGCTTCGGCAAGTGAGCGACGAGATCGCCCGACGCCTGCTCGGCGCGGCGCCGGTCGGAGAGCAGGGAAGCTACGCCGGATCGGCCGTTCACCGAGAAGTGGCCCGCGCTCACCTCGCCGCGCACCTCGCGCGGGAGGACTGGGCGAAGTACCTCGAGCGCTTCGGCCTCGGCGTGCCGCGGGTCTACCCGATCAACCGGTCGCGCTATTGGACCGTGCACCGGATCGCCTGGCTCGGTCGCCGGCGAAACCGGCGGCGACGTCGGGCGGGCCAGTGACCGCGCGCCGCAGTGATCGCGGATCGCTGACCGCTGCGCACGCCGCGATCGCCGAGAGCTTGCGCGATCGAGCGCTTCGCCGGACCGAACAGCAGCCGGCGCTCGAGCCGACGCCGGTCGCGTGTCGCTGCTGCGGCGCGCCCCCGGTCGCCGGCGCGGTCTTTCACGACTGGTGCGACGATTGCCAGGCCTGCAACGCCGACGGCAGCGCCGGCGAGGACGTACCGCGATACGACGAGCATTGTCCCAATCGAAGGAGATAGCGACCCATGGACCTATCCGGCACCCTGAACGAAGACCAGCTCCGCGAATTCGTCGCACTGCTCGAGCGGATCTCGAGTCAAATCGGCTTCAAGGTCTCGTCGCGCGGCTGGGGCTACATCCTCGAGCAAAACGGGATGATCGATAAATCGCAATTCGACCGGGTCGAGGGCGTGATCAACCGCTGCAGGCGCAACGGTCTGCTACCCGTCGACTTCGTCGCCGAAGAGGCTGCTCGAGCCTTTTCTAACGTCGAAGAGCCGACCGACGAGACGCACGCCGCGCACCTTCGCGGGTGGGTCGGCGCGGCGCTCGAGAGCGACCGCTACTTTACCCCCGACTGGTGGGAGGGTGAGGAGCTCTACATTCAGATGGTGGTCGAGAAGATCGATCTCGTGACCCTCTTTCAACCGATCTGCGCGCGCTATCACATCCCGATCGCCAACGCGAAAGGCTGGTCGTCGATCCTGCAGCGCGCGGAATACTGTCGACGCTTCGCCGAGGCTGAAGCGCGCGGCCTCCGGTGCCTGCTGCTCTACTGCGGCGACCACGACCCCGACGGTCTCCGGATCTCCGAGACTCTGCGAAAGAACCTCGAGGACGTCTCGCAGATCAGATGGCTGGACGGCGCGATCGGCTACGATCCGGCGAACCTCGAGATCGAGCGCTTCGGCCTCGAATTCGATTTCATCAAGAAGAACCGGCTCACCTGGATCGACAACTTGATCACCGGCTCCGGGATGAACCTCGCAAGCCGACGGCACCGCAACCACGGGATGACCTACGTGCAGACCTACCTAAAGAAGGTCGGTCGCCGGAAATGCGAGGCGAATAGCATCGTCGTGATCCCGGAGATGGGGCGGCGGCTCTGCGAGAAGACGATCACGCGCCACCTGGGCGCCGGCGCATTGGAGCGGTTTCGCGGCAAGCGCCGCTTGGTCAAGACCAGGATGGATCGAGTGCTCGAGGCCAGCGGCGCCGGGAACCACGTCCGCAAGGCGATCGAGCTCCTCGAGGACTTCGATCAGTAGGAGGAATCCATGAAGCGTTTCTTTGCGCTGGTCGCTGCGGTCGCGGTCTCGCTCGCCACCGCCGACGCGAAACCTCCCCGGGTCGAGCGCAAGCCCCACTACGAATGGGGCGTCGTACTTGAGAGCCAATGCGAGCACGTCATGAACGATTGCATCCACGGGGAGATCCTGAAGGAGCACGCCGACGGGCGGATCTTCGGCCCGCACGAGACCGGCCTCGGGAAGGTCGAGCGGATCCTGCTGCGGCCGGACGTCGAGATCGTGATCGTCCCGTACCCGAGCGATGGCCCGTGAAGCTGCTTTTCGTTCCCGATCAACTCGACGTGATGGTCGTCGAGGTCGAGGAGAGCATGCAGATCGCGGAGCTCCGCCACCTAATCGGCGAGATAGCGATCCGCGTCCGACACCGCCCCGATCGGCTTCCCCTCTCGAGCGACTTCTCCGAGCTCCTCGAGCGGTTCGACGAGATGCCGCCGCTCCTGCTCGAGCCGGAGCGCGCGACGAGCGCCGAGCACCATTGGCGCCGGATGGTCGAGCCGCACCGGCCCCGCGCCTTCACCTACACCGGCTTTTCGCCGCCCCCGCTGGCAAATAGGCAGCAACCGGAAAGCACCCCGCGCACCATTTGCTACCCGGCGCCGGCCTGGTCGGGCGCGCTGCGGCGCTTCGCGGGTCGCTGATGGCCGAGACCCCTTGGCACCTGAAGAGCGGTCAGATCCCGCTCGAGCTCCGGCTGACCGGCAAGGGCTGGCGCTACGTCCCGGCCTTCCCTTCGTTCGCCGAGACCGAGAAGGTGCTCGACGAGCTTCGCCTGCTGGTAGTGCAGCTGCTCGAGCAGCAAAAGACGATCGAGCACCAAGAGGCGGAGATCCAGGCGCTCGACGAGCTCTTCGCCCCCCGTCACTGACCACCAACGAGAGCCGGTTTCCCGTCGCTGCGACCTCGGCGATGCTTGCATTTTTGCGAGGCCTACCGCGCGCACAACTTGCGCGATGGCACCCTTTCGGCGTAGCTTTTCAATTCATGGCGAAGCGACTCGTCGGTTTCAAAGAGATCGCGGCCTTCATTTCCCGTATTAGCGGGAGGCCTTACGCCGAGCGCACCATGCGCGCATACGCTGCTCGACCAGCACCCGAAAACCCCCTTCCGTGCGTCCGCCTGGGGGGCGCCATGCTCGCCGACCCTACGCGCCTCCGTCGCTGGCTCGCCGCCGAGATCGAGCGATGCCAGCGCCGGCCCGCACGCGCCGCTCCCCGCCACCTTCGGCCGATCGCCGCCTCTCACTGAATTTGAAAGCGCGTTAGGGAAGGTGCATTTCTACCCCTGCACAGTTGCGCCCCGCAGCGGATGACCACCTCGAGCGATAGCGAAACCCGACCCCGGAGCGTCCCGGCCTCGCCGAGCGCTCCGGCCTCGCTCGACTTCTTCGGTCCCGAGCTCGGCGAGCGCATCGAGACCGCCATGCGATCCCGCCACCAGGCGAACATCCGGATCGCAGGCACCCGAGACGATCCGCCGACTGGCGCGGAGTGAAAGGGGCCACCGTGGGAAACTTCGCGATCACCATCAAGGGCGCCGGCTCGCACCACAACGGCAGCAAGGGCGACGTCGAGCAGATGACCGCCGACTTCGTCGACAAGCTGAAGGACACCGGGCACACCGTCACCGGCGCCGACGTCACCACCGGCGCGAACAACGACTTGATCAACCACCGGGGCGAGCTCCTTCCGATCAAGGAGTAGCGCAGGCACCGGCGCAAGAATTCTAAAAGGGCAACCCGGGACATCGCCCCCCGGGCGTGGTTGCTGGCCAGCTGCGAACGCTTCGTGCTCTCTCGACCAGGAGGTCGAGCGGCGCCTACCCGGGGGGCCAGTACCCCGGGCAGGTTCTCACCCCGCAGGCCACCCCCGTGGAAAGCCCCGGCCCCACCTCACCCCGTACTCGATCTGCAGGCAGGCCCACCAGAAGGCCACCAGCGCACGAGCAACAGGGCGACTCTCTGCTGACAGGTCGAGCAGCTGCTGCATGCTGGTCTAATCGCGCCAGCTCGACGAAACCGGAAAGGTATCCGCCACCCCAGGCGGTCGATTTCTGCAGATCGTGCGCGTAGTGCGCGCCCCACCCCGACATACAAGGGGATCAGGAGAGCGCGCGCAGGCCACCACCACGCATGATCTTGCGCATGTAGTCGCGCCGGAAGCTTACGACCCGGCGAGGCCGGCCCGCTGCTGCACGGCGCCCCGTTACGGTGCACGACAGCAGCGGGAACGACCGGCACCCCTCGAGTAGCGCACAATCTGCGCAGCGAAAGAGGAAGCAGGAGCTCGAGGCGCTCGAGCAGGGGCAAAACGCCCCGCGCCCCCTGGCCAGAATTTCGAAAGATTATCAGGGGTCACAGCGACAGCCACCAGGG